ATGAAAATCAATGATGCGGTTTTACAGCGGTTGGATTCGAACAAAGGACTGGGGCTGATCATGCGGGCACTGGATGTCAGCCATTCAACAGCCAGGGCATACATCAAAGCAAACGACGACAACCTTACAAAAGCGGCAATGCTGGAGGCGATTCGTGAAGAATATGGATTGACAGATGAGGAGATCCTGGTTAGGGAACTTCCTGAAGAGGCACAAAGCTAAAACCGGAAACATAAATCGTCAATAGGAAAAATCCCCTTTTTGAAAATGAGCTACCGACCGCCATACATAATGACTGAAGAAAAGAGGCTAAGGATTGTGCATGCTATTCAATCGATTGATCAAAAGATTAATGCCATGCGCGACGCGATGGGTTATGCTTTGGCTGAATATGCGTCAGTCCGCAGTGAGCTTCTTAAGCTCCTGGATTCTGAAGAGAGTTCTTTTAATAGTTCTGAAACCATTGATATCAATGGAAGCATAAGAACAGACAACAAATTGGGCTAAAGGGTGCCCTTCCTGGTACTGGACCATTTGGTTAGCAATACTATCAAAGTCGGCAGTTAAAGATCCTTCTTTGGTAAATCCGTGAACGGTCATTTTAAAATCCAAATCTGTTTTGAGGGCGACAATATCGCCAAGCATAAGCATAGTATACATAGTCTTTAAAGTTTGATCACTATAAAGATAAAGGTTACCGGGCTTCGGTCCGGAACCTTTAAAAAGAAACAACAATGCAAATCGAACTGACCGATAAAGAGATGAAGGAGCTGGGGTATCTGAGGAGATGCCTTACCTCCAAAATGATTCCGCTGGAGAAGCTGGAGTCATTCCTGAATGGGCTGCAGCAGAAAGCAACTGCTCCTGCTGCTCCCAAACCCAGGAACAAAAAAAGTGAATTGAGAACTGACCGCTTCCGGATGAAAATATTCCATGGTGGCCATCATTCAAGCAAAGCAGTATGACGCCTGAATTAACATGTATGAAAGGGATACGGTTAATTGATCTGAATGATCACCGAAATGGTTCGATCGAATTAACACCCTATCAGCGCTGGCAAGTGGAGATGTATGGAAACATCCTGGTAGAAAATGGCCAGCCTGAAGAATTTGAAAATGGATCCTCCAAACGTGATGACAATGAACGCCGGATGCAGAATGAAGAGGATCACTGGTTCAACGAGCAAGAGTTTTAAACCATGATACCATTAACCAAAAACGAGCTGTTACAATGGCAAATCAAACATTACTCACAGCGTCTGCAGGAGTCAAAAGAAGATCACCAGATAAAACAACGCGCTTTCTTAAGAGAGCAGGTATGGCGATTAAAACAGGCGCTGGTTACGCTCTCAGAGCAGCCATCTATGTGCAGTTCCTGGTTGTGTTAATAATATGTGCTGTGTTCGCACTATTGTTTGAATGCCTCTTTCTTTTCATACCCCGTCCCTCAACTGAATTATAATCCGTGACCCTATGCAAAGCTACCCTACTGGAATACTGAATTTACCCATTGCTGTAACGTTCGTGCTGCTTTTTTGGATTGCCTTCCACTTCGCAGTGACGCAATGGGCTCAGGCAAGAAGGTTGAAAAGGCGAATAAAGGAAAAAGAGAAGTTGAAGACTTTTCATATGGCAAGCAATCGAAAGCCTGCTGTGTCTACAGCGGGCTTATTAAACAAGAGTTCTTTAGACAAGGATCATAACTAACCTCCAGTATAGCAAGAATGCGACTATCCTGGAGAAGGCACCGTAGAGCAGCGGTAGCTCGTGGGGCTCATAACCCCGAGGTCGCAGGTTCGAGTCCTGCCGGTGCAACAGGACCATTGGACGGTCATTTTGATTGTCGTAGGCTGGGTGAAAAAGACCAGCATTTTAAACGCGCCGTGGCTTCTATATATACAAGTCACCGGAAGCAGTGGACTAAGACCCAAAGCAGCAGCTGAGGTATCCTGCCGGTGATTTTTAAAACCTTATCAAACGAATGAAACAAAAATTACAAAAGCTTTTTTTCTTCCTGATCCTGGCGGGACTACTGATAGTATGTGCCGGCACTCAAACTAGTTTGTCTTTGATGAAGTGGGGGTTCATCACCTTCTTGATCGGATTTATCGGAGGATGGATTACCACTATAGGCGAATAAAACTGAAATCATGAAAGGCCCATCAATTATTATCGAAACAGATGAAGCGGTCAGTGTCGATTGGAATAATTATGATTTGTCTTTAGAGGCGGCGGCAAAGGAACTGTCAGAAGGACGAGATGTAGTGGCGAGAGAGTTCCAGGATTATGGAGATGAATACTCAATGCCGGAGGTAGACACACTTACCGCCAGGGATTATGAAGGAAAAACAATAGATCAAATAATTGAAATGATTCGCGGCTGGTATGAATCATTCGGAAGAGCCTCTTAGGTGGAAGAGGATGGTGGCTTGTATGGGAGCCGTTGGTTCGGCGGCTCCCTCTTTAAAACACGGTTTATGGAAAAAATATTAAGGATAAAGAGCGGAGAGTTTGAAGTAGAAGGTCATTATTCAAAGTATGATGGCTTTATAATCGAGACTAATACACAGATTATCAAGGTAGGCATATCCAGCGAACAGCATTGTTGTGAATCTTACGGTTGCCTTATGACCAATGATACTACCCAGGATTTTGTGGGCGCAGAGTTGATTGGGATTTCTCGAACTGATCAGGTGCTTAATGACATAAAGATTGATGAATTGGAATACCTCGACGAAGGAGGGGCAATGTTTGTTAACCTGAAAACATCAGTTGGCCTCCTGCAATTTGTTGCTTACAACGCACACAATGGTTACTATGGTCATGGGGCGGTACTTATTTCAAAACAGCTTAATCTGGAAGAATCACTTTAATGCAATAACAATGACAAAAGCAGATTATGAACACTTTCCCACAGAACATGCCGGCAGGCTTGTACTGGTGATCATGGATCTGGACCTCGGGGGTCGATCTGTTACCAATGATATTGAGAATGTAGTTGCTGAGATCGAACAGCGCCAGCATATAAATGCTAAAGAATACCTGGTTGTATATCGTGATTCAATGGGAAACTGGGATGGATGGGATCATGCCAGAAAACAGTTTGTCGCGCTCTTCACCAGGACATGGCAGTCTGCGGCCACTGAGTACATAAAAATTCAAATTGCTGGCCACCAACCAGCGTATTCATAAAAAATGCTGCAGCGCTAACTGCAGCATTAAAAAACAAAAAAGAAAGATGGAATCAAAATTACCAAATTCTGCAAAAAGCGTGATGCAGGTCATTCAGAACACACCGCCCGTACAAATTGCAGAACTCGACTTTGTTCGGGAAAAGTACATTCAGAACTTCAATGCCTGCCATAAGGAGAAGGTTGGCGAATTGATGTATCACCGCCAGGTAATACACTTTAAACAGGCCATCTCTAACAGCTCATCCTTACAGAAGTGTGATCCATTCTCATTATACGCCTGCTTTGCTACGGCAGCTGTTAATGGGTACAGCATGGATCCTAACGACAGCGAGGTATATCTGATCGCAAGAGGGGGAAAAGCATACCTGGACCGTCAGGCCGGGGCATATATCCGCCGTCTGATCAGGACCGGGCAGATCCAATATGCTGACCAGGCAAAGCTCGTATATGACGGAGATGAATTCCAGGTTGAAAATAGCCGTGTGATCAGGCATGTAGAAAGATTTAAGAGTGATATCATCATTGCCGGCTATATCCGCATGGCCATCGATGTAGATGGCAGTGACCGGTATTTTATCTATCGGAAAAGTGATTGGGAGAGCTGGAGAAAGAAAAGCCCTAATCCCCGCACGATTGAAAAGAACGGGCAGAACGGATCTTATTTAAGCGAAAGCTTATGGGACAATGGTATTGTTGGAGGAACTCAGCCTGAACCCAATTTTCTGCGAACCAAAATTGTGAAGCATGCTGCAAAAGAAAAATGTTGGGCGACTGGCATCACCCCCGCAGCGGTTGAAACATATTCGGAAATCGAGATCGATGCTGAAGACGAGCAAACAAATGGGCAACCTGCTTTCACTGTTAGAGAAACGGAATTTAAAGCCAAGGATAATACGATAGCTGCAACTGTAGTGAATGACGATGATTTTGCCTCAAGGAATACTGATCCTGGTCTTACCGTGGAGGACGATACATTCTAATTACACCAAATCTTAAACAATGCAAACAGAAACCATCCTGGATAACCAGGTAGCAGTTATAAACAATTCAATCGATCTTTTCAGGACGGCGCCTGAAGTGTTGAAGGCAAACCAGCTTCGAACATCCAAAGCGAAAGGTATTGGCGAAGCAATCCTGCAGCAATGGGCAGATGCATTTGCTATCAGTGAAGAGGATGCCCGAATGGCAGCGCTTGCAGAAGTGGACACCCGAAGCAATAAGTACCTCATTAACTGCAATGTTGCGCTGGAGGAAGAGAAAGCGGCCCGCGCATCCATCACTCAAATGATGGACGCTTTTAAGAAAATGTTCACGGAGGCTGAAGCGGAACTGGATAAGACAAAGCCTGGTACAGTTGCGCAGAAGATCCAAAACAGCAGGAACCTGTATGCAGCAGAGGATAATAAGCTCAGGGAAAGAAAAAGACAGGAAGCGGCGCGCACTGCAGCGAAAGCCAAGGAATTAATTGAGATCAGAACAACGTTCGAGAAATCATACGCCGCAGCATTCAACAATTTCCTTCTTTCAAAAAAGACCAAGCTCCAACAGATGTTCAATTCCCTGAAGCTGGAGAAGTTCGCTGACGATGCAGCGCAGATCCGATTGGTCAAACCCCAGTTTACACACAACCATTTTGATTCACTGGTGTCAGATCCCGTAAGGTGGCCGCAATACCACACCACTGATGAAGTGATCGCAATCGGGCTGGAAGTAAAGGCTCCCCTGTTTGAGGGATATGCCGCCACCTATCAATCGGAAATGAATGCCACAAAAGAAGATATCGTGGCTAAAATCCCTTCCAAGCATGAAGAGTTAAAAGAGCAGAAGCGCCTGGCTGATGAAGCAGCTGCGGAGCAGGAACGTCAGCGCATTGCGGAACAGAGACGTCAGGAAGAGATAGCGAAAGTAAATGCCGCAGAGAAGGACAGGCTGATCGAGAAAGCGCGTATTGAAAGGGAGCAGGAACAGGCTCGTCTGGCCAAGATCAAGGAAGAGCAAGAACAAGCTGCGGCTGAACAAAAGCGTAGGGAAGAGGAAGAACAGGCGCGCCTCGCACGTGAAGCGGAAGAAGCGCGGAAGAAAGCTGAACTGGAAGCTGAAGTGAAAAAGCAGGGTGAGCAAACAATGGTACTGTTCGAACAGGAAGCGGCAATTGCAGGCACTGCTCCTGCGCCAGAGACAAGGAAAGGGTATGATATCGTCGTAACCCATCCTGTTGGTTACACGCAAATATTCGCCCTGTGGTTTGAGAATGAGGGTAAGAACCAGCCTATTGATAAAATAGGTAACACAAAGCTCGATCAGATGAAGGCCTGGGCAGAGAAATATGCTTTGAAAACCGGTACCAAGATCGAGAGTAAGTTCTTGTATTACGAGGAATCAATCAAGGCTGTGAACAGGAAGGCGAAATGATGGAGGTTATTAACCATACAAACTATCGGGCTTTCCCAGCTGTGAGCAACAGTGATCTTACGGAACTGGAGGAGTACTGGCAACCTCAGAGTGTAGTCCTGGATCTGCGTTCTGCCTTTGCCAATGGTACGCTGATAGATTGCATGATCACTGAGCCTCAAAAGGTGAATTACTTTAAACTGACGGTGGAAGGTGAGGATTATAGCTACTCAGCTGATGAGTTTGAACGCGCAAAGGAAATGAAAAAGGCATTTTACAAGGATCCTTTCTGCGAAGAGTTTGTTCGCCAGTGCAAGTTTCAGCACATCAGCTATAATCCTGCTTTTCCAATTCAGTATGGAGATGTTCGGTTTACCCTGCCGGCAAAATGCAAGTGGGATCTATTTCGGGATGATATCGACCTGAGTGGCGATATCAAGAGCACTGCCTGCACTACACAGAAACAATGTGAAGAAGCATTGAGGCACTTTGGTTATGACCGGTCCCGTGCCTGGTACATGGATCTGGAGAACCGGAATAATGATATCCTGATTTTCATTTCAAAGGTCAACTATAAAGTGTTTAAGGTCCCCATTAAACGCGGAAGCGAGCTGTACAATGAGGGAAAGGTAAAGTACCAGGACCTGAGTTTTAAATGGTGGTATCTATTTGGTGAGCTATGAAGTACTGGTTAAAAGAGGATGTCGTGGGACCTGTTTCACGAAGGGTGTATGGTCAATATGGGGACCGGGTAGAATATGTGAGTGATGATGGTGTCAGGGCGGTGGTAAAGGGAAAAGAGCTTTTTCATGTTAGACTGGAATTATTATCAGACAAACCTTTAAAAAAGATGAACCTGAAGAAACAAAAGATGAAGCGCCAAAGCCAGCACCGCCGCCAGCACCTGCAAAAAAGAAAAGTAGCAAAAGCAAACAGAAGAAAAGAGATACAACAACTGGAGGTCCAACCCTTTTTTGAAAACGTAATGATCGCAACCGGTGAAGAAATTAACGGCCGATCAGTTTTAATCCTAACCCCTGCAATTACCCCTAATAAAAATCTTAAAAATGACAAACGAAAAAACTAATGACCAGCTGGTCTATGAAATTCTTACCATTTCCAATCCAGAACTGAAACAGCAAGCCTGGGAACAGCTGCTGAAACAATCACCCAGTAACAGTGACCTCTGTTACCTGATCAAGTACACAGAACTGAAACAGCAAGCCGGGGAACAGCTGCTGAAGCAATCACCCAGTAACAGTGACCTCCGCAATGCTGCGCGATAAAATTTCAAATTGTTTTGAAGAAGGAGATTTTACAGAAGCGGGATCGTTGATTTTCAAAATAGCTCCGAAGGCTACCGTTATTGAAAATAAGGAGTACTGGGGGCTGCTATTACTTAAACCTTAATAAAAAAATCATGAAAACTGTATTGCAAACGGAGCAGCCAGTGCTGAACCTGGCAGAATTAAAATATGTTCTTCTTTCTGAAATTGAACCGGATCCTAATCAACCCAGGAAGTATTATGATGAAAAGGAAATGGATGAGCTTACCGCATCTGTTCGGGAGAAAGGTGTACTACAACCAATTACTATCCGGAAGAATCCGGGAACAGGAAAGCCTTATATGCTGGTTTGCGGTGAGCGCCGATATCGTGCGGCATTGTCAGTGAACACAGCATTTAAGACAAGGAACACCATTCCTGTCAGCATTCAAGAGCTGACCGATGATGAAGCGCTGCAGCTACAGATCATTGAGAACTTGCAGCGAAAGGACGTACATCCGATGGAAGAAGCTGTGGCATTTAAATCTCTTATGGATAACGGAATGGATGTAAAGGAAGTGGCTGCTAAGGTGGGTAAAAACGAATACTATGTTCGCCAACGTGCAAAACTGAATGGTCTTGCTAAGACCTGGCAGGATGCCTATTATGCTAATCGTATTTCCTCATCGCTTGCAATTACGCTCTGCACATTTGATGAGAAAACTCAAAATGAGATCTGGAAGAATGATGGTAGCCATTACTCCGGGCGCATTGATCTTAGCAACTACGTTATTAACAAATATCGTGGAGATTTGCTTAGAGCCTCATTTGATTTGAGTGATGCTACCCTCGATAAGAAAATGGGAGCTTGTAATAGCTGTCCTTTTAACAGCGCTGTAGCATCACTCTTTCCAGAAGCAGCTGCAAACCCAATCTGCTCCAACAGGCAATGTTTTAAGCATAAATCCGACATCAATTTTGACCGGAAGCTAAAAGATGCCCTGGCCGACCCCGAAGTAATTCTTATTAATCCTGAGTACTATAGTTCTGAAGATAACCTTACACGTAAGTTGGAAAAAGAGGGGCTCAAAATCCTAAACGGACAAAGCAAAGGAAACTTCTCAGTTATTGAAGTTCCGGAAGAGGTCAACCTGGAGACTTATGACGAGGATGATTATGACTCCAGGGAAGAATTGATAGCAGACTATGAAAAAGACAAAGAGAAGTATGAAAAGGAGCTTGCCGCATACGATGAAAAAGTAAAGGGTGGCAAATACAAAAAGGCATTTGCCATCAATGGAGATGGAAAAGGAACCTACATGTATATCGTCCTGGGAAAGGGATCTGGTTCATCTGCCAAATCTGTAAAAGAGAAAGCTTCAGAAGATAAACTTACTGTTGAAGATATAGATGGGGAGATCAAGCGCATCAACGAACGTGAGAAACGAAACAAGGAACTGGATGTTAATAAGATCCACAAAGAAACTCTTACCCAACTTTCAAAAAAGAAATCATCGGTTATTTCAATGAAACACCAGGGGATGGCAGATAGAGCTATCCTTGTATATATCCTTCTCCATGAAACAAATGGTATCTACAACCTGAAGCAAAAATCAGGAGTTAAGGGATTGCCGGCAGAGCCTGGTTATCATGCCGCCTATTCCTCTGAATATTTCAAAGCGCTTGGTAAAATAACCGATGATCAGTTGGCGCAAATTGTTAGGGTGATCGCATTTGATAAGTGGGGTAACCCTGCTATTGCAGGTGATGTCAGAAAACAAGATACAGCCCTTAGGATGATTGCAGAATATGCTGGTATTGACATTAAAAAGATTGAAGATGATCAGCAGGTTGAAGCAGCTACCCGGCAGGAAAGGGTTAAAAAAAGGATTGCTGCGCTCAATAAGCAGAAGTCAGAACTGAAGAAGCCGTCTGCTGAGAAATCCAAAGTAAAAAAGGCTGCTAAAAAGAAGTAATCATGCCGCGTAAGCCTCCCCCTAATAAACATTTCTGGACCAGAGAGGAGATCTCTTTTTTGAAAAAGAACTTCTTATCAATGACCAACCGGCAACTAGCAACAGCTCTTGGACTTACACTCACCCTGGTACGGACCAGATGTTATTTGATGGGGCTCAAAAGAATGGAACTGGAATACTGGACCAGTGAGCAGATCCGGTATTTGCGAAACTATTATCAGAAATGCGGTGACCTGGAACTGGCAGAAAGATTTCAACGGAAGTGGCCAAAGAAGAAAGGATGGACATTGAAACACATTGAAAAGAAAAGGATGTACCTGGGATTAAAGAGAACAAAGAAGGAGTTGCGTTCCATCAAGGACAAGGCTATCAGGAAAGGGGTTTATGTGGAAGGCCTTAAAAAGACGTGGGAAAAAAGAGGAATGGCGAAGGATGGAGATGTCAGGTACTGGAAGCAATGGAGATCAATGCGTGACTTTCCGGTTATTAAGGTGAAAGGTGTTTGGAAGCATTGGGGGCCATATATGTATAAAAAGCACATAGGTAGAATTCCTGCAGGTCATAAAGTGACTTTTAAAGATGGCAATAACAGGAATCTTTCTATTGGTAACCTGGAATTAATAACGGATGCTGAGATGTCCATAAGAAACTCGTTGAAATCATCTCAGGGGCTTTCTGACAACTACATCACCGGAATGCTGACTCGCGGAAGGCCAATGTTAAGACAGGCAATTAGGAGAAATAAAGACCTTATCGATCTTAAGCGTCAACAACTCATTTTAAACAGAACGATCAATGGAAAACGAAAAGAAGGCACAGCTGATCAAGGAAACGCTTGAAGCAATGCTTGACCAAAAGTTCAGGTATGGTGGCAAGATCCATACAGTCAAAGGGTATACAATCCTGGACGATAAGGAACAGGTGAAGATCCAGACCAATTACCGGATCTATGAGAAAAGCTTTGAAAGCTTTGAGGCATTCATTGGTTATATGGAACCTATTGAAGAAAACGGTATGCAGCTGGTCAGGGAACAGGAAATGATGTTACCGAAGATGCAGATCAATTCAGACGTCATTGGCCAGCTTAAGGATATCCTCCTGGACAATATCGACAAGGTCAAAAAAGACAAAGAATTCATTCCACAGGCCACTGCAGTTAAGCTGAACGTGGACAGTGTCATTGATCTGGCCAAGATCGAAGTGGCCTACATGGAAGCATTCGTAAGGGTTAAAAAGCAAGGATGATGACTATTACAGAGACTGGAAAAGGTTTTGAGATCAGCTTTCCTTTTGATTATGCGAAGATCAAGGAGGTGAAGGCAATTGATGGCGCCTGGTTCTATGGTTCACGAAAAACCTGGGTGGTGCCTAAGGTCAAGCGCCGTGAAGTAGAAGCGCTGATGAAAAAGTACGGTGTTCGGGATATAGCTGAAGCGAACATACCAGAAATAGTTGAACCAGCTGCAGAGCTTCCGGACCTTAAGATCGAACTCAATATTCCCAGGACCCCATTCCCCTTTCAAAAGAAAGGCATTGCCTACATGATGGAGAAACGCCGGTGTATTAATGGTGACCAGCCTGGCCTTGGCAAGACCACACAAGCTATTGCCGCTGCAGTTGCTCTGCAGGCAAAATGCATCCTGGTGATCTGCCCATCATCACTGAAACTGAACTGGCAAAAGGAGTGGCTGGAAGTGGCTGGAAGGAAAAGCCTGATCATGAGTGATTCGATGCGTAATACCTGGCATACCTATTACAATGTCGGCATGGCTAACATCTTTATCTGCAACTATGAAAGCCTGAAGAAGTACTTCGTGCAGCCTGGCTGGACCAAACCGAAGGACGGTACCTTCCGGATGAACACAATTCCTTTTCGCCCGACGATCAATCTATTCGATACGGTGATCGTGGATGAAAGCCACCGGTGCAAGGATGGAACCACGCAGCAGACTAAGCTTGTGATGGGTATCTGCAGATCAAAAGAGAATGTTTTCCTGCTTACCGGCACCCCGATCGTTAACAAGCCTAAAGACCTGGTTGCGCAGCTGCATATCAACAATATGCTGAAAGATGTCGTGGCTCATCTCCCTCAACCGATCGATGCTCATGGCAGGCCAACAGATGGCAGCGGCTACAAGCGGTTCATGAACCGGTATTGTGAGGGAGGCAGTGGTGCCAGCAATTTAAAGGAACTGAACTCCCGTCTTACCAAAACCTGTTTCTTCCGGAGGGAAAAGGCAGATGTGTTGAAGGACCTGCCACCGAAGATCCGCCAGGTGATCCTGTGTGATATTACCAACCGCACAGAGTACAATAAAGCTGAACGGGATTTTGTGGATTACCTGAAAAGCGTCAAGGGGTGTACTGACAGTGAAATAAAGAAAAAGCTGCGGGGTGAGGTGATGGTCAAGATCGGTGTGCTGAAGCAGATCTCTGCCCGTGGTAAGATGAACGAGGTAAAGGATCATATTGATGAAGTGATCAGCAGCGGTGAGAAGATCATTGTTTTCTGTTCCCTCCGGGAGATCGGTGACAAGATAAAGGAGATGTACCCAGGCGCTGTAATGGTCAGGGGCGGTATGAGTGATGAGGAAAAGAATGCGGCTGTTGTTGCCTTCCAGAATGACCCTAAAGTAAAAGTGATCATTTGCTCCATCAAAGCTGCAGGTGTAGGCCTTACCCTTACGGCCAGTTCCCGTGAACTATTTGTTGAATTCCCATGGACGTTTGCCGACTGTGAGCAATGTGAAGACCGGGCCCACCGGATCGGTCAGTTGGATAGCGTTCAGTCCGGCTACCTGCTGGGAGAAAACACCATTGACCGGTGGTGCTATGATCTTATCCAAAAAAAGAAGAGCATCGCCCAAATAGTCACTGGTGCTGTTGATGAGGTCCAGGAAGAGATCATTGATGAGTTACTAAACCTTTTTAATCAATAAGCATGAATAAGCACGTAGCCTCTGTTCGCGCCAAATGCGCCCATTGCGGCCAGGATCCAGGCCGATCCTGCCACATCATCGTAGCCAACAAAGACCAGCCTGAAAAGCCTAAAAACGAATCCTGATAGACCTTACTGCATGATGAACTATATCGAACAAATAAATGTGTTCTGGAAATTGGACGCTGAGCATTCATTCAATGGAAACGAGAGCCGATTGTACTTCTATCTACTGAACCTATCCAACTCGCTTTATTGGAAGAATCCCTTGACCAATGCCGACGGGTATACTGCCTCCGTGGTAGGCATATCTGTTAATACACTCAAAGCCGTTCGTAACAGGCTGCAGCAGGCCGGGTTGATCAGTTTCAAAACAGGCGGCAACGGAGCCCGGAACAAGTGCCAGTACTATATCGTTCCTGAAGCGCAAGTGATCAGGAAAAACGCTAATAAGGTGTCAAATTCTGATACCTTATTGGACGAATCACTGACACCTTATTGTATACCTGGCTTACAAAAAACTGATGATATCAATAAACATAAACCAAACCAAACTAAACAAAATACAGTTGCGCCGGCTACGCCAGCGCCGCCAAAAAAGGTTTTAAAGAAAAAAGAGAAACAAGCAGAAGAACCGGAACCGCACTGGCAGCAGCTGGTGGATACCTGGTTCAATTTTTACAAAGGAAAATTTGAAGGCGAAGAGCCCAGCTTCAACGGCCGCAACCCTAAACTTTTCAAAGAGCTGGTACAGCTCCTGAAAAAAAGGGCCACCCGAAAAAAATATGATTGGACGCTGGATAACGCAGTTAAATCCCTGCAGTACTTCCTGAAGCTTGCCTACTCAGAGGATTGGCTATCCAAACATTTTCTTTTAAAAAACCTGGTTGAACAGTTTGATTCGGTTTATCAGCGGGCCAGTGATCAGGACAGTAAGGCTGGCCAGCCGGAAGTAAAAAAAGCTGCGCCTAAAAGTTTCGATGAAACGATGGCTTATGTGTTTGGCAGGTTTTGCGAACCGGATTTCGATCCCGTGATCATTCAGCCGGAGTACTATGACAAGCTGGTTACTACAGGGCAGTTACCGACTGGAACTATGGGCAGATTCGAAGGCGATATTGATCAAAAAAAGATCAACGCAGTGATTTGGTTCCTGGAAGGGAAAAGAAAACAATTACAGGAGGCTGCAGCATGAAAGTTTACAAGTACTATATCGGCATTGACTGCGGTGTAAATACCGGCATAGCTGTCTGGAGCAAAGCGGAAAAGCGTTTGCGACACCTGGACACAGTGATGATCCACCAGGCAATGGACCTCGTTAAACGACTTCACGCGTCCAATCCCGGCGAAGTATTCGCGCGGGTGGAAGATGCACGCCTGGCAGTCTTTGGCCGGCAGAATGATATTCACAGGGCACAAGGTGCCGGATCAGTAAAAAGGGATGCCAGGATATGGGAGGATTTCCTGACCGATATCAACGTTCCCTTTGAAATGACCCGGCCCCGCAAAGCAGTTACCAAACTGAAAGCAGATGCTTTCAAAAAAATGACAGGCTGCAGAACTGCCGGCAGTTCGCATGCCCGTGACGCAGCAATGCTGGTGTTTGGCTTATGAGAGTTGAAATCCATATCGCAGGAAAGATGATTGAAGCTATTGACCTTGACTGGAACAGGTGCAATAGCTACGAAGAAAGAAAGGCTGAGGTGTTCAATACCTGCGCCTGGTTGAAATACCGGTACAGGGCAACCATAGCACTGAAGCGGAATTGGGAAATCATTCTAAGTGTGGATAGTAAACTTAACAATAAACCAAAAAAGAAAAATGAATAACGATAGAGAACAATTCATTCAGCAAAACCATAAGGGTATGACGGCCCGGCAGATCGCCGATCAATTGCACATCAGCCGGCAGGCCGTGCAGAGCTGGGGCGACCGGCACGGCTACTCCTTTAAGCCAGCGTATAAAAAAATTAAAAAAGCCAAAGTGGTGAGCGTGTTCTTTGATGAGCATGAGCACGAGACCTGGCTCATTTAAAACCAAGAAAACAATACCATGAATTTCTATAATCCATCAGACACTGGCGGTATCATCAAAAAGCGCCGGGAGGAAGCAGGCCTTACCCAGGAAGGGTTGTCACGGGCCTCTGGCATCAGTAGGCCAACAATTGGAGCTTACGAAGAAAACCGGGGCTGCCCATCAGTGCACAACCTTGTGAAGATAGTTGCAGCTCTTGGCTATTCTTCTATCGACCAATTCCTGGGGGACAAAATAGATCTTACCAAGGGCAAGATGAGCCAGATAATCCATTCTTATCAGGAGGCCTCCCTGGAAAACAAAGCAATAGTTGATTTTATCTTAAAAATTAATTAATCATTATGTCAACGATAACATTTACAAGTACATTGTCAACAGAGATATGTTGTAGTTGTGGCGTTCATTTTGCTATTCCTGAATTATTACAGAAAAAATTACGAGAGACGCATAACAATTTTTTCTGTCCGAATGGACATCCTCAACACTATACCGGGAAAAGCGAAGCAGAAAAACTTCGGGAAGAGTTGAAGCGAAAGGAGCAAGAATTGGCCGATACAGTCAAACAGAAGCTAGAAGTTGAGAATGAAATGATCAGAACGAAGAAACGGATAGCGGCTGGTGTTTGTCCCTGTTGTAACAGAACGTTCAAGCAACTGGCAGCTCATATGAAAAATAAACATCCGCATTATAAATAAACCTACAAAAAATGGAAAATAATTGGATAAGAACAAGCGAAAGACTGCCTGAAAAGTACAGAGTGGTTGAAACAAAAATTGATGATGAGGCCGGTATCCGGAATCGGCAAGATTTGAAAGTCGGGGACCTTACAGGAAAGTTGTGGTTTACCCCGGACGGAGCTATGTATGTTTATTATACACCAACGCATTGGCGTTATAAAATTGAAGCAAATGAGCAATAACACTCTTTACCGTCTTGCCTCCTGTAATGATGAACCGCCAAAAGAAGATGGAGAACAAGTTGTAAAAATTAAGGCGCGTTCCGGGCTCAAGCATGCAGCATTTAAAAATGGAAGCTGGTTCGACCCGTTTAATAGGAATATAGATGATTGGGTGGAAGGTTATCTCGCTCCCTACACCCCAGCCGAAGAGAAGGGGATGAAGTGGGTAAAGGCTAGTGAGCGGCTACCTTCGATTTTCGATTCCGATGAAAAGCATTACAAAGTAGATGGAAAAAAAGTTGATGCAGGACTATTTTACAAAAGATCGGATGGAGATTTTGTATTTGAATACAGACATCATTCTGGCTTTATTACCGATACCGATTTATCAACTATTGAATGGCTCGACGAATCCGCTACACCCGAAGCAGGAGAAATAGAGAGGCTGAGGGAGGAGAACGAACGGTTAAAGGCAACGCTAAAGGATGTTGTGTCTGTTATTGATGATCTTCCATATCATTCTGATATTCAAGCCTCTATTGATAACGCTGTCGAACGTCACCCGAATATTTTTTAAACACACCTTTAAATCTTATATATGTTAACACCACAACTACGGTTAGAAGCTTATGAATGGGTAGTCGAAAAAATAAAGCATAATCCTGTAAGGCCATATATGTGTTGTCTACTGAGAAATTGGTGCGATATAAATGGTGTCGATGACGATGAAGAAGATGTATTAAAAGCATTCCCAGAGATGTATAATATGTGTCCTGAAGGAACAGCCCCGGATTGTTCCTGGTTCCCAATTGATACGAGAGGAAATGAACAGAGACTTCGCGTACTTGACTCTTGCATACTTATGGTACAAAAAGAAATTAATAAAGCAAATCAATAAAAAATGCAAGTAAAACTAAAAGACGTCCTGCATCTGTATATAGGAGCGACAATTTTACTCCCGGATAAATCAATAGCCACTCTTATAGGTATAGTAGATGATATTGTTCATTTTGTGAGTGACGAGCATAATAAATATGGATTTTGCAGCTACGATTCTCCCTGCAAGAAAATAACACAGATGGTATAAAATCTTAGCAAAGACAGCTAAATATATTAGTTTCCATTTCACTAACGTATTTAGTAGCTTTGTTTTACTGTGTCCTCAACCCTCGGAAAGAAACAATACCTGTTATTGGGTAAACTGCTCGTCATGCGCCACCCTGAAGTGGCGGATCGACTCCTTGTCCAAATAGAGCAGGATCCACCTGAAAAGGACCTTTCCAGGATCCCGGAACTGTACAATTCCTTCTGTGCCCTTGTAAACATAGACCCTTCTACCTTCCAGGGGCCGCTTCACCAAACACATAAAGTTGACATCCGAAGGCTTTTTGTCAGCATCATTCTGCATCTATATAACCCACAGGTATATCATCATCCAAATGATAGCATCTTCCTCCGCCAGGGTCTCACAATAGCTCTTAGCACGCTCCTGAAGATCAATGACGGCCACATGTCCCGGTTTATCCGCGAAACAATCATGATGGAAAAAGTATATGAAGAATACCGGCAGAAAGTAGAACAGGCTATGAATGGATTAACCAATAAAAACTCTTCTCATGGCTAAGGTCAAGACCAAAAAGATCAGTGACCTGCATTTTGATGATCAGAACATCAACAAAGGGTCTGAATTCGGCAATCACCTGCTGTTAAAAAGTATTGGTGAAACAGGCCTGGGCCGATCAGTCGTCACCGATAAAAACAACATCCTCATCGCCGGCAATAAGACTGCAGAAGCTGCAGCACAACTGGGGATTGAAAAGGTTATCGAAATCGAGTCCACCGGAAAAGAGCTGATCGTTGTTAAACGCACTGACCTGGATATTAACTCCGTTCAGGGCCTGCGCCATAAGATCCTGGATAATACTGTCAGCAAGCATAATTACCGGGAGGATGCTGAAATGGTTGCCGCCCTGGTGGAGGATGCGGAAATATCCAACCTCAATGAGTTTGGACTGTCATCCATCAATCAGGAAGGGGGTGATGATGTTCATTTTAAGGCCAGTAAAAACCTGATTAAGATTTCTCTTTCCAGTGAACAGGAACTGGAGTATGCGTTGCGTGATATCAACTACTTAATGCAGCAAAAGTACCCAGGAGCGATCGTTACTGCAAAAGGCTTTAAATGACCAAAGGTAGTATAGACGCAAAGCGAAAGATATTCATCCAAGAGATGGTCCCCGTGACAACCGTTGCCGGCATGATCGAGGCGTATAAAAAAGCTTATCCGACCTGCAAAAAGGATACAACAGCACGTGTAGGAGCCTACGCCCTTTTACAAAACCCTGACATTGTGAAAGCGATCGACGAACTGAAAAAGGAACGAGAGGCCATTATTGCCAAAGTCCAAAAGGAAGAAATCGAGCGCCTGGCACGAGCAGAGATAGTTTCCCAGGCACAGCTGGAGGCCAATCTTTCCAAGATCGCCATGGGGACCTTCCGGAGAAAGCGTGTGATCGCGGCCATTGATATCAAATCTGGCAAGATCATTAAGGGAGAAGTAGATGAGGCGCCTACAGAAACAGACATGATATCTGCAGCAGATAAGCTGCTTAAAATAAAAGGGGCTTATGCTCCGGATAAGCAGGTTCATGAAGCAGGAGATTCCTTCATTGCCATCCTGCAGGCAGTAACCAGCAAAAAGAATAAGGATGGGGTTCCCGACGGAAGTCATTAAGCAGTTTGACGGCTGGATCAATGATGATGATGGGTGGAATCGCTTCATCCGCGACTACCTAGGTGTCACCCTGGATAAAGAACAAGATGAGGCTATTTACACTATTCGACATAATCCTAAAACAGCCATCGCATCAGGTACCAGCCGGGGCAAAGACTTCACGATCGCCAATGCGGCCATTTGCTTCCTTTATCTGACCCCCGAATTTGACGAGAGTGGTAGACTTGTCGGAAATACGAAAGTTATTTTAACCGCACCCACAAGCCGCCAGGTAAGGGATATCATGCGCCCGGAGATCGCCAGGATATTTAAGAACGCTCCCTATCTACCAGGCCGGTTGGTTGGCAACGATATCCGTATGCCGTATGAAGAGTGGTTTTTGACAGGTTTCAAAGCGTCAGATCACAATACAGAAGCATGGACAGGTATTCATGCGGTAAATATCTTCATCGGAGTTACTGAAGCGTCAGGTGTGCAGCAACTCATCTTTAACGGCCTGGAGGGCAACTTGCAGGGTAACAGCCGCCTGGTGATAGTTTTTAATCCAAATATAAATACCGGTTATGCTGCTGCTGCCATGAAGTCTCCGGAGTTCAAGAAAATCCGGCTTAATTCCCTCAATGCTCCCAATGTTGTTGCAAAGAAGATAATTCATCCCGGACAGGTGGATTATGAGTGGGTATTAGGACGGATCAGGGACTGGTGCACCAGGATTGATAAAAAGGATATGACCGATATCGAAGGCGACTTCACTTTCGAAGGTTTATATTACCGTCCTAACGATCTTTTCCGTGCAAAGATCCTCGGCCTGTTCCCGAAAGTATCAGAAGGTGTACTTATTCCCCAGGAGTGGATTGAGGCGGCTAATAAACGCTGGAAGGAAATGCAAACCGGCAACATCACAACACCACAAGGGGTAAGTGGTACTCCGAGGGAAGTCGCAATGTTGACCAGGCAATTACGTCTCGGTGTTGACGTCGCCGGCATGGGACGTGATAATACAGTGTTCGCTCCCCGTTTTGGTGATTATGTTGAAGAGTTTGTCTCTTTTAATTCCGGTGGTGAAGCGTTGCATATGGAAGTTGCCGGCAAGGTCGTAGCAAAAATGAAAAAACATCTCAACACGTTCAATGGCCTGTATCCTCAAGCGATGGTTGATACCATTGGTGAAGGCGCCGGAACCTTCAGCAGGTTAGTAGAGATGGGTAATACAGAAAAGGGACTGGAATTCCTTAAAGATCGCGTACATAGCGCCAAATACTCCGAAGCAGCAGAATGGAATGAACAACCGTTAAAAGATGCAAGCAATCAATTTGAATTCCTGAATATGCGCGCCTATCTGCTATGGGCGTTACGCGATTGGCTGGATCCACGTTATGGTAGTACGGCTGCATTGCCAGAGGATGATGAGCTGCTTCAGGAAGCGACGGAAATAAAATGGAAGTTCACCAGCAAAGGTAAGATACAGGTAGAAGCAAAGGAGGATATCAAGAAGCGTCTAAAACGGTCGCCCGATAAGACAGATGCCCTCGCAGAAACCTTCTGGCCGGTTCCGGATGTAGAAGCAAGACCAGGTAAGAAGAAGAATATCGCGCATTTCTCTCATTAATAAAGCAGAGAAACGCGATCCTGCTTTCTCCTTCCACATGCTTTTTATATGCCGGCATAGTTTGCGGTTCATCAATAACCCTCAATGGAACAACTCGAATTTGATGCGCTAAAAACCACCCCTGAATCACTGGTAAAGAAGATCCAGGAAGCCAAGAACACATCTGACAAGATAGCAAAGGCGCAAAAAGAGTATCAGCCCTCAACACATGATATCACTGATCCGGCTGTACGGAGAGATAAAATTGTAGAGTCGGATAATGGTCCGGAGACAGTTCCGGTAGCACGTCTTACTATACCCATGCAGAAGCGTATTGTTGCTCTTGCTGCAGCCTTCCTGGTAGGCAACCCAATAAAGCTGCAGGCTGCTCCCATCGATCAATTACAAACCGATTTGCTGGCTGTTGTACAAAGGAGCTGGGATGACAATAAACTGGATTACGAAAGTAAGGCCCTGGCCAAACTGATGATGGCGGAGACTGAAGTAGCCGAGCTATGGTATACGGAACCAGCAGAACCTGGTTACTGGTTAGGCACTGTTAATGATCCCAATGCCAAGTTTAGGCTCCGGATGAAGATACTGGCTAACAAGTATGGCGACTCATTATATCCAGTCTACAACAATGCCGGCGACATGATTGCTTTTGGCCGTGGTTATACTGTTTTAGAAGGCGAAAAGAAGATCGAGCATTTCGATATCTACACTGCTGACAGTGTTTATTCGCTGATCAAGCTGGAAGAGTGGGTAATGACCACAGTGGCCAATCCAGTGGGTAAGATCCCGGTTATCTACTACAGCCAGGAAGCTCCGGAATGGGATGATGTACAGAGCTTGATTGATCGCTTCGAAAAAGTGATATCGAACCACGCCGACACCAACGATTATTTTGTTTCTCCCATGGTATTCGTGGAAGGGGAGATTGAAGGGTTCGCAAAAAAAGGTGAGTCCGGAAAGGTGCTTATTGGTAAAGGAGGTGCTAAAGCTGAATATCTGACCTGGGACCAGTCTCCGGAATCGCTGAAGCTTGAAATAAATAACCTTCGTGGCCTTATCCATGACATGACTGATACGCCTGATATCAGCATAGAACAAATGAAAGCACTCGGCACCTATTCAGGTATTGCGCTTAAAATGCTCTTCCTGGGTGCCCATTTGAAGGCCGCAGACAAGGAGGAAATATTCGGTAAAGGTATTCAGCGACGATTAAACTTCCTGAAGTCAGCACTGGCCAAAATCAATGTATCCCTCGAGCAGGGCGTGCCTATGAAGATCACGCCAAAGTTTGAGTATTTCCTACCCAAAAATGATGAGGAACTTATAACAGTACTCAGTACTGCCACTGGTGGTAAACCCACCATGAGCACCAAGACCGCTGTACGTAACAATCCCTTTGTCATCGATGCTGAAGCTGAGTTTGAAGAGATCAAAGCTGAAGGCCTCGACGCCGAAATGCAAATACCATAATCATGACCAACCAAAACAACCGACTAAGAGAGGATCCTTTTGCGCCGCAAAAGAACTTCATCAAAGAGACCCTAAATCCCATCATCAAGGACCTGCAGGAAAAGTATGTGATCGAAAGCGGTGCAAGGGCAGAGGCAATAATCGACTACCTGGTTAAACTATTTGCCAAGCACCAGGATTGGAAGAATGCACGCCTTCTTCGGTACACTGTAGACTATTTTAATCTTCAACCTAAACCAAAAGATGAAACCAATCAAATTCAAGGGGCATAACCTGGTCCTGGCTGAAAACCAGCCCGAGTATCAACCACTGCCAGTTTGCAACGAGTGCACACCTGAAGGATCAATGGTCAGCTGCTGGAAACTATCCTGGAAGGAACGCCTGAAACTGCTCTTTACCGGCAAAATATTTTACCGGCAATTGACTTTCGGCAGACCCTTCCAACCGATTCAACCGATGATCAAATGGAAGGAAGGAAAATGTATTAACTGCGGGTCCATGATCGGTGACCATAAACATAAGACCAAATACACCTGCCCCAGCAAGCTGAACTGATGCCGGACATCTTTGCACAATACGAACAGTTAAAGAACAAACGGATCGCTGCTATCAATCGAAGGATCCGTTTGTTCTATGAAAAGGCCATACAGGAAGTGGAAGTGGTACTCCGGTCTGTAAAGTATAACGGCAAGAAGTTCGATCTAAGCGACTATCCCGTACTTAATAGAAAGGTTGAATCCATTACCAGGAAGCTGCATGAATCTGTTTATGCACTTACTGTGAATGGCATTGAGGACATGTGGGACCTTTCCAACAAGAAGAACAATGTGATTGTAGATCACCGGCTGGCAGGTAAACGAATAAAGAAGAATGCCAGGCAGGTGCTGTTTGACCCAAACAAGGAGGCGCTGCAGCAGTTCCTGGACCGCAAAGAAAAGGGCATGGATCTCAGCGATCGTGTTTGGAACACGATACAACCATTCAAGCACGAGCTGGAGCAAACCATTGGTGTAGGCATGGGCATGGGAGAGTCTGCCAAAAGCATTGCCAAAAAGGCAAAGCAATATCTCAATAACCCCGATATGCTTTTCCGGCGTGTACGTAGTGAAGACGGTGAGCTGCATTTATCGGCCAGGGCCCGGAACTACCATCCTGGCCAGGGTGTGTACAGGAGCAGTTATAAAAACTCCATGCGGCTGACGCGGACGGAGAACAATATGTCTTACAGGACCAGTGATCACCTACGCTGGCAAAATATGCCGTTCGTGATCGGCATAGAAGTCAGGCTTTCCGGTTCACATCCTCGCTATGACATATGCGACCAGCTGAAGGGATCTTATCCAAAGGATTTCAAATTTGTTGGCTGGCATCCACAGTGCCTTTGCAACGCTGTGCCTAAAATGGTAAGTGATGCTGAGTTTGAGAAGATGGAAGATCAGTTGCTGGAGGGAGATGAGGAGGTTACCTTCCAACCAAAGGGTACGGTAACAAAGCCGCCGACTGGGTTCAATAAATGGCTTAATGATAACGGTGAAAGGGTGAAAGGCTGGAAGAGTGAACCGTACTGGATGCGGGATAATCCGGAGTATATAGCTAAGGCAAAAAAGGCTCGAGTACCTGACAACGTATTGGATCGCATTGGAAAGGATGAAAATTACAAAGAACAGTTCGAATGGGCACAGAAGGCTATTGACAGGTGGAGGTCCGGAGATGCTGCTAAATCCTGGGATCTATCGGGGATTGATGAATATGGGCTTTCTGATACGGAGGCCACACTGATCTATTCTTATACTTCCCAGGCATACCGTCCATTAAACAGACAGCTAAATAGCGGAAAGGTTTCAGCTCAGACCAGGTTATTTGAAGAAGCGTTGAATGAAGTCCTTGATAAAATTCCAGTGCATTCAGGAAAAGTTATCCGCCAGTACCTGGTTGAACCTGGTGCTCCGTCAGCGGAATCACTGCTTGAAATTTATAGTAAATCTGAAGTAGTGGTATTTGATAGCTTCCTGTCCACCAGTAAAGATTTAAAGTTCAACTGGGACGGGGAGGTCACATATCATATTCAGTCAAAGACAGGAAGGAGTATCAATAAAATATCTGCTCACAGTCATGAGCAAGAGGTGCTGTTCAAATCAAAAACAGCTTTCAAAATTGTTAAGGTAGAGGGGAAGAACGTTTATTTGGAGGAGCTGGATGGTTGACCCTTTTTCTTCAACTTCTTGTAATCATCCATGGACATAACTTTTCCAGCGCCGGCAGAGTTCATCTTATCGGCAAGCTGCTTTTTTTCTTTTTCACTTAGTTTCTTCTTATCCATTGTGCAAAGGTATCACTTTTTTAATATAGGTAAAATAATGCTGATAGTCAGTTAGTTATCATTGTTTCCAACGCTCCAGCTCCTTTTGGAGGATATGATATAAAGCTACATCAACAGTCACCTCACAATTTTCAACCCTCTCTATCAGGGAAGCTTCTGAAGGTAATTGCTTAAAATACTCTTCAAGATTTCTGAATGGGTTTATCCCAATGGAAAAAAGGTACATGATATCTTGCCTGGAGCAATACCCTGCTGCTGCAACATAAAGAAACCAGGATGAGATTCTTTCATAAGATGAATACAAATGAGATGATCTGCAGAGTGCGGAGATGATATCATCCGCTTCTTTAGCTTTATCTGCAGATAACCCGGCTATTACATACCTCTGCTCAAAAGAGGGTAATCCAACGTGTTCTTTCATCATTTGTGCAACCATTTCTTTCATAAATAGAGATTTAAAAATAGTCCCTGTGGAATATATAATAGGGCCTCTTCTCCTTTTTTTGGTTATGTAAATTACCAGCCATCATAATTTCAAATCCTCCCTCAACAGTTATACACCGAGTAAACCGATCAAGATCCCAATTTGATTTTTTCCATAAATGATATAGCCAAGATATTTGATGAGCATCCAAAAGAGGAATATTTTTGGCAATCATACTTAGCTGCTCTTTAGTAAACTGAGTATCTCTTGCCAATTGATCAATATGATCTTCATCCCCAGTACTCATTATTATTTCTTTATTCATAGCTTGAATTTACTCCTTTTCTCCCGATCCCTTCCAAGCCGGCTTACAAACTCCAGAACAGAATCCTGGTCCACCTTCTTCATCAGTTTCTTTATCCAGCTATCCAGTATAACCTTCTCGTACATCTCATCCTTCCCTTGCCTGGCCAGCCTCATTTCATAGATCACCTCATTGATGATGTATTCATACCTGAAGCCAGGGTAGTCAGCAGATTCCTCGATGATCATGTCGCTGAGCTGAGTGCATACTGCTTCTTTGTGGAATATTCTTAGCCTCACCAGTATGCTTCCAAGAAATGTTTCTGCATTGCCACCATAGTGAATAATGGGCAGGCAACCAGCGAGCGGATCATCCATCAGTGTATTAACGTTTACGGGCTTCATAACGGCCGAAAGTAGTAATAAAGCAGAGAAACGCGATCCTGCTTTCTAAAAATATTTCGTGAGAAAGAGCCTATATACTTTCGATCAACAAAAGCTCTTTAAACACATGCTTGATACTTTTAAGGCACGACTCAGGGCAAAAGCAAAGACCTGGGGCGTGAACCTCTCCACAAAAAGGATAGACGCACTCGCGGATAGACTTCACAAAAAGAATCCTGACTTAACGGACGAAGCTGACCATGATTCCCGGATTGACGACCTCAACGAAATCACACCGCTTGAGGATATGGCAAAACAGGATGACCGGATTAGAAGCCTGGAAACCAAATCCAAGGCCCAGCCCCCGAAAAAGGAAGAACAAACCAGTGATGATGACGATGAAGAAGATGACGATGACAAAACCACGCCGGCAAAACCTAAGTCCAAAAAGAATAAAAAGGACGAAGAGCCACCAGCATGGGCAAAATCATTGATCGCCACTGTTGAAGGATTGTCCAAGGACAAAACTCAGACATCGATTCAGGCCAAGATCGCCACAATGCTCAAGGATAAGGTCCCTGCAAAATTTTATGCAAAGAGAACCCTTCCGGAAAGCGAAGATGATCTTGATGATTTCATCGCGGAAGTTGAAACCGATTGGACTGAATTAAAGCAAGACCAGGTTAACGCCGGGCTTGGTAGTCTCGGTAATCCTGGTGGAGGAGGTGAGAACAATGCTGATAATACATCAGTATCCGATAAAAGTGTCAGGGCGAACATGGATAAGTTCTTTGCTAAGGACAAGAAAGAGCAGAAAGCTTAATAATTAAAAAATCATTCGCAATGTCAACCCTTTCTTTTAAAAAGGAGAGCGCAACCGGAAGCACACCCGTCTTCCAGGCTCAATTTGAAACCGCTCAAGGTGGTTTTACCCTTGACGAATCTGTACTGCCAGCCGGCACAGTAATTCCTGCGGGAACAGTCATCGGATTCGACGAAAGCACCCGTAAAGCAAAACCTTTTAAAGGAGGTGTGTTGCAGGCCGATGCTACCAATGTTGCAACAACCTATCGCTTGTTGAAGGGCAGCAATGCTGCAATAGAAATGAGTGTAAATCTTGCCGGTGGTACACCACGCGCAATCACAGCAATCGATAAAAGCAACGCAGATTATGATGAGATCACTGTGGGCACAACCATTGGAGTTGTAGGATCTGCTGGTGCAGTACTCTTTGTTACTGACGATGGATACACTAAGGCCAAAGGTCTGCTGCGCAATGATGCTACAGTACCTGAATCAGGAGCCACAGAAACGGTTTCTGTAGTGATCCGCGGCACTGTGTATCACCACAGGATCCCGCCTGTTGCGAAAACAGTGCAGGCGTTAATGCCAACGATCATTTTCAGCGATTCATTTTAAGCCCGGTTTTAATCCGTACTCAATAGTTAATCCCTAACCCTCAAAGAAAAAACTCTTTATATGGCAACCATTAAGTCGGTTTTTGGCGCGTATGCTGACTCCAAGAACCTTCAATACCTTGTTGATAAAGCTTTGGAAAAGTTCGCCCCGACCTGGTTCCAGAACTATTTCGATTGGGCACCTCAACAGTTCTCGTTGAATTTCATTACCGTTATCGGTAAGAGCCGTGTGGAAGCAGCTGCTTCTGTTATTGATCGCGGTTCCAAAGCTCCACTCAGAAGCCGTCAGGCCTTGGAAAAGCTTTCCGGAACAATCCCTCCGATTGCGGAGAAATTTGATCTGGATGAAACGCAATTGCGCGATTTCCTCATGCTGAAGCAAATGCCAGGCATTGAGACAGCGGACAACATCATCCAGATGATCACCGACGATGTGCTTAAAGCTGGTAATTCCACCAACAAGCGTATCGATATCATGGCTATTGAAGCGGTGAGTACAGGCCAGATCACTCTCACAACCACCAACAACCCGGATGGTGTGATTCTGTCAAATGCGATTGACCTGCTGATGCCTGATGAGAATTATGTCAATGCATCAGTTGCCTGGTCCAACGCAGCAACTGCAAAACCGATCACCGTTGATTTCATGGGTATCAAGAATTCTGCATCTGCGAGAGGAATTACGCATGTGAAAGCCCTGATGACCTGGGCCGCCTGGTTCCAGTTCATTGCCACCACTGAAGTAAAAGACATGTTCAATGCTTACATCGGTAAAGCAACGAATAAGCTGCTGCCTACACTTGAAGGTGTGAACGAATTGCTGCGCAAGCAGACACTTCCTGAAATCGAGATCGTTGATGTTTCCATCGGTATTGAAAAGGATGGTAAGATCACGCCTTACAATCCCTGGGAGACAACGAATGTGGCATTCATTCCGGCTGGCAAGCTTGGAAGGATCCATAATGCCTTTGCGATCGAAGAGACCAACAAAGTGCCGCAGGTCGCATATGCTAAAGCGAACAGGACACTGATCAGTAAATGGGCAGACAATGACCCTTATGTAGAATACACAAAGGCGGAGCTGAACGGCATGCCTGGTGTGGATGCAATTGATCAGATTTACCTGCTCTCCAGGACAGCAGCATTTGCATAATAATAAGTTCTTTTCATAATGACGAATAAAGAAGCTCTCCTGGCCAAACTGCAGACCCCTGTGTCTGATGCTTCCCTGGAAGTGGCATTGCTTGATCGCGGTGTTTCACCTTCAGATCAATATGGTGTATCGGAGATCAAAGGTGTGGAGCTTGCCCTGGTAGACCTTCTTTATTCCTTGTACACCAAACCTGACATCAGCGAAGGTGGGTATAGTGTTTCTCATCCTGACTTTCTGCGGAAGGTTAGGGAAAGGATACTTCAACTGGCTACCAAGTATAAACTTAATGACCTGCTGGAGCAATTGCAGGACCCTACACCCACTGTTAGCAGTAAGAATGTATGGTAAAAGCAAAGGTCATAGTTATCAGTGAAGCCGAAGCGAACGGAACGGAAGTATCTATTCCGGAATATGACGGATATGATCTGCTTATCCTTCGCGGTGGTTTTCCAATGGCCAGCAACAAGTACACCAGCCGACCTGGTGGAGGATTTCAATTGATCACACCAGGTGACAAGGTCCTCCTTGGAGAAACGTTCGCTGTCTTCGGTCTGCCGGCAGCTTCTGCGGATGGTGTAGCGGCAGTCTATAACGTATCGCAATATCCTCACCGGCTTATAGCTATGCAGTATGAATCAGAAGCTGTACAGGATGAAAATGGTGACTGGGTGCCGCAAAATAGTTCTTTGATCGACCAGGCCTGCAGAGCAGAGCCCAACAGTAAAGGAGGATTTATACCAGTAGCTGACGGAAAAAGTTATCTGTTCGAATGGGTAGTTTATTTACCCCTTCCTGTCACAGAACTGAAGCTCGGTACTAAAGTAACGATTGAGTGGAACGGTCAGGAGTTTGGTAAAGGCACTGTGCAGCGGTTCAGTCGCGGCCAGTTAAATGCACGGATATGGCTGTAAGTATTGTTCCAAAGTTCACAAAGAAAGAGATCAGCCAGATGCTGGAAAAGAAGCGTAAAAGCATCCACAGGGCTATTCTGTTGAACATGCAGCGTATCGGTGAAGAGTTTGTGAAAAGGGCCCGTAACAATAAGACCTACAAGGACCGTACTGCAAACCTTCGCTCTTCCATTGGCTATGTGGTACTATACAATGGCCAGCAGCTGTATCAAAGCTTCCAGGAGTTTCCACCAGCAGAAGAGCAGAAAGGAAAAGCCGGCGTAAGCAATGGCGTGGAGAAAGCAAAGGACCTGGTAGAAGATGCGAAGAGAAGGTTTCCAAAAGGCTTTGTACTGATCGGTGTGGCAGGTATGGAGTACGCTGCAGCGGTTGAAGCGAATGGAATGGACGTGATCACCAATGCCAGTATTGCTGCAGAAGCTGATTTAAGAGCAGCTGTTAAAAGGATCACAAAAAAGACTGGCAGATGAAAACACCAATAGAAATAGTTGACGACCTGCACCAGTTCATCAAAGAAAGTTCTTTACAGCAGGCATTGAAAACAGGCGGTGGTGTATATAAAATAACCCGACCAACCGGAAGCACAAAGGAAGATGTTGTGATCAACTGCCTGCCGGTGCCAAACACACAACTGCAGTTAACTATCGCTAATGTCAACCTGCATGTACCAGATATTTCAATATCGAAGAATGGAACGGTGACGAAAGTACCTGATATAAAAAGGTTGAATGAATTGGCGGTGATTGCCTGGGATCTGCTGAAAGAGAATTATGAGAACAGTGAGTATCACTGGGAGCTGCAGCAGATGACCAATCCTTTTGAAGATGAAGTGGCCGGAAGCCACTATATCAATATACGAATTGAGTTTTATTCATTAAATATTTCAAACTAAGAAAATGGCAAAGAAAATATTCGGTCTTGCAGCAGTTGAAATGGGCACAATAGAGCCTGATGGAGGTATGGCAACCTCATTAACGCCTGTTGGTGAAACTGTTTCCGGAACGGCTACAATGGCGCAGGAGGACAATACGACCACCAATTTCACGATTGAAGAGTCAAGTTCTCCAATCGAGTCTTTCATTTCAGAATCTGGAGCGATCTCGTTCGCCTGGTCATCCTATAAGATCGATTCAGCTACGCTGTATAAATTTTTCGGTGGCGTGGTGACTGCTTTTGCAGCACCTGGTAGAGTGCTTACAGTGGGATCTATTACAGCTGGTTCTCTGTATACCAATGGGAGCTACCCAGGTGTTCCACTCACAGGCGGAACAGGCACCGGTGCTACTGCAGATATTACAGTGGCAGGTGGTATAGTGACTACAGTTACGCTTGTCAATCGTGGTTCCGGATACACAATAGGCGATGAGCTGAGTGCAGCCGCAGCTTCAATAGGCGGCACAGGCTCTGGATTTGAAATTCCTGTTGCAACTGTTGGAACACTGGTGAAAGAGAAATGGGCTGCTCCTGACGAGTTCCCGGACATTGAAGCTTCCCTTAAGCTGACCGACAAGAAGGGTAATATCGTTACTCTTCCTCGCGTAAAGATCTCTTCAAAGATGAACGTTGCTTTTTCAAAGGAATCGCTTGGTCAGCTGGACATGGTTGCTACCGTTCTGCAACCCACAAAAGTGGGTGAGCCAAGGATCACCTTCGAGTTCGCTGCTTAATCAAAATCCTTTAATAAAACCGAAAGCTCCTTGTAAAACCGGGAGCTTTTTTTCTGTATGGAGAAAGAAACTATCAAAACGCTTTCAGATGTCGTAGATGCAGTGACCACCAAGGAAACTACGATCGAGTTTGATATACATCCGCGCAATAAACTGCATGCATGGCTACAAAAAAAAGGACGAAAGCCGCTGAAAAAAAAGTATGTGTTGAGGCCGATCACTACGGGCAACCTGTACCGGATCAGTCGCCTGCTGCTATCGATCAACATAGGGCCAGAGCAGATCAAGAATGGTTTCTCAATAGAGACTTTTCACCACGCGGTAGTGGAGCATGTAGATACAATGATCAGGATCTGTGCGATTGGGATTCACAATTCAAGGACTGAACCAGGTGCGGAACTGCTGGATGAGATCCGCTGGAACTTATCTGCGCCGGAGGTACTGCAGGTAGCGATGATCATTCTTCAGCAGATGAACCCGTCGGTTTTTATGCAATCTATCATCTTGATGAGAGGCTTGAACATTCTGCAAAGCGTAGAGACGAAGAAAGAGCCAAACGAGGTGAGCCAGCTCTTTCAGGGGAGTTAAATAGCCCCTGGGAAATGATCGGCGGAGTGATCAAATACTTCCGCTTCAGTTACGACTATGTGCTTTGGGAGATATCCTATCAAAACCTGGCCATGCTCCTGGCGACCATCCCCACCTATGAGGCGCAGGACCTGGAGAAAGGAAAAGAAAAAGTAGAACACGTCAGTGGTCTCGATGCATTGCAGGAATTCTTTAAATAATTATCATGGCCTTGAATGTTAATGGTGAACCGTTGGAGTTTGATGCGCTCGTCAAGGATAGCCAGTTAGAAGCGGCTATCCGGAGGATCGAAGCGCAGCTGCAGGGTCTTACCAGGACGGCAGAGAAGGAAGCGAAAGCAATTGACAACCTCGTTCAGAAAGCAGCAAAGGCTATTGCCGGCTATGCAACATTTGCTGCCGGCGCCAATTTTATTCAGGATATTATCCGGGTCCGTGGTGAGATGGAGCAGCTGGAGGTGGCATTTACCACGATGCTACAGAGCAAGGAGAAAGCGGACAAACTCATGCAGGAGATCGTGGAGTTTGCAGCCACTACTCCTTTTGAATTGAAAGAAGTCGCTGGTGCTACCAAGCAACTCCTGGCATTCGGAATTCCTGCAGAGAAGATCAAGGACACGCTTCGCCAACTGGGCGATGTAAGTGCCGGCATTGGCCAGCCGCTTGGAGAGATTGCTTATCTGTTCGGCACTATTAAAACGCAAGGAACTGCATTCACTCAGGATGTCCGTCAGTTTGCTCAGCGAGGTATCCCGGTATATGAAGAGTTGGCTAAGGTCCTGGGCGTGTCCGTGGAAAAGGTAGGAGATTTTATTTCTGCAGGAAAAGTTGGTTTCCCGGAGATCGAACAGGTTTTTAAAAACCTTACAGCTGCAGGATCCCAGTTTGGTGGTTTGATGGAAGCGCAATCTAAAACTTTGCTGGGCCAGATCAGCAACCTGCGGGATGGTTGGGAACAGATGTTAAATGCAATCGGTAAATCAAACCAGGGTGTATTTAATGACGCAGTCGCTGGCCTTTCCTTCCTGGTGGAGAATTACCAAACCGTCCTGGATATTCTTAAGGTACTCATCATTACATACGGTTCTTATAAGGCTGCGATAGTGGCTACCAATGTAGTGCAGGCAATTGCTACGAACCTGGCGAAAGGGTATACTATAGCAGAAACGCTTCGATACCAAGCAATGCTGCTGAGCGAAAGGGCTATGAAGTTGCTCAATGCAACTTTGCTCAAAAATCCGGCAGCGTTAATAGTATCAAGCATTGCAGCACTGACTTCTGCATTGATCATTTTCGGACGAGCAAGCACTGAAGCTTCAAGAATGACCAAGCTGCTGAATGACGTGAACGAAGAAGCAGAGAAAGCATTTACTAAAGAGAAAAACAGCCTGGAAGCGCTGCTGAAAGTATCGAAGGACGAGACACTGAGCAAGCAACAGCGCCAGGCAGCCATCAAGAAGTTGAATGAGTTAGCTCCTGAATACCTGGGAAATCTTACACTGGAGAACCTGAAAACGAAAGAAGGTACTGATGCGATAGAAAAATACATCAAAGCACTGCAGCGTAAGGCTAAGGCACAGGCGATCAGTAATAAGCTGACGGAGATCGAGGGTGCAAAGATCGACATCCAGACGAAGATGAACAAGGCAATGGCCGAAGGTGGGTTTATTGCCAGGGAGTTCCAGCAGCAAGGTGCGAAGGCCCTTGCAGAAGCAGATAAGCAGATCAAGGAACTGCAGGATATGCAGGCAAAGGCATTGGCGGAGGAGCTCGCAGCAGAAGGGGATCGTCAGGCGGCTAAAGCCAGGACGCTGTCAGTGATTGATGAAGAGATCAAAGCCCTGAAGAAGGCGCAGCAGGATGAATCCAGCACCCGGGCGAGATACCTGGAATTTGAAACAAAGATCAAAGCCCTGGAGGAAGAGCGGAAGAAAATTGCCGGTGCAACAAAGTCGGAGACAAGAGCTGCGCAGGTTGAAGAGAATAAGGCGCTGAAGTTGCTGGAAAAAAGAAAGGACCTGCTGGAAGCTATTGCTGAAAAGCAGCGGGAGTCGGAGAGGTCGGGCTTTACCAAGCAGGAAAGTGAGATCGACAAGATAAATGAACGGTATGATGACCTGATCCGCAATATCGATGAGTACAATAAAAAGGTGGATGAGTTCAATAAAAAGAATCCGAAGAACCAGGTTGCGAAAGTCGGCCAGCTCGATATCAATGCGCTGAATGCTTCCCGCCAGAATGAAATAACCAATCAGAAATTGTTAGATGACGCGGAAGCGTTTAAGAAGAACCTGGAGGACAGGAAAGCTTTATACGAAAGGTATGAAGAGGCAAGAAAGGAAGTAGGCATAAAGAAGGCCCGGGAGATGTTCGGTGAACAGATGAAGGATTATGATTCCTATTTGAAACTCTTGCAGGCAGAAACAGAAAAGCTGCTACCGAAGATTCAGTTTGGTATAGCCAATGTCGGAGAGGTGGAAAAGTTTAAAATTCTTGTAGAAGCTTATAAAGAAGCAAATGATGAGATAGAAAAGCAACGAGTTGCTATGGAAATGAGGAACTATGCCGAGTTGCTACAAGTTGCGGCTACTTATAACCAAAAGAAGGCAGCCATTGAAGATAAATACCGGCGTTTACGTGGGGCGCTTAACCGGAATGCAGACCTTCTGGAGTATAAGGAGAATCTGAAGAACCTGGAAAGGGCGAAGCAGGACGAGCTTGATGCTTTGGATAATGATGTCACCCGTCAATCTGACTTATATAAACAGTTAAATCAGGATATTCTAAACTTCACTAGGGATCGTATTAAAAAGGAAATCGATCTCTTAAAGGATAAACTGAAAGTAGATACCAAGCTAACTCCCCAGCAGAAAGCTGATATTCAAAGCACGATTGATCAATATGAAGGTCTGCTTGATGCTACTAACGAAGTAGCAAAAGATTATAAGAAGCTCTCCGAAGATCTTGCAGCGATCAGCGGCATTTTCGGAAACTTAGGATCTGCAGTAGCTGACCTGAATGAAGGTCTGGCAGATACTCTGCAAACAATGGGAGAGATGGTTAGTGTTGCGGGCAATGTGGCTGGCGCTATTGCTTCGTTTGCATCGGGGAACATAATAGGCGGAATTGGCAGCATAGTCGGAGCCATCGGTGGCCTCTTTTCCCTCGGCAGCAAAGCCCGTGAATCTCGTCGTAAAGCACAGGCGGAACTGGAAGCTTACCAGATGAAATTAATGACTGGTGAGATCGAGATAAATGAGCTATACCGAGAAAGAGAGCGCTCACAGATCCGCGTCAATGCCCTTACACTTGATGGCCTGAAAAAGCAAAAGGACCTCCTGCTGGAGCAGCAAAAGGCCGTACAGAAGCAATACAACGATGTTCTTGCCCAACTGCAGCAGCAAAACTACATCGTAGATAAAACTACCGAGAAGTATGGAGGCTTCCTGGGTGCCGGCAGAAAGACCCGTGTGGTGAATATCAATGCCACGATCGGCAACCAAAGTTTTGAGGATCTGGAAAAATTGTATACCAGCGGCCGGCTGGAGGGAAAGGCAAAGGAACTATTTGAACTGCTGCAAAAGATCAAGCAGGAAGGCGCTGATATCAATGAACTCTTACTGCAGAATCAGGAAGAAGCCAGACAGATATTCACCGGCACTACTGCTGACAGCATTGTGGATGCAATTGCTGATGGCTTTAAGAATGGCCTTCGCACCGCTTCTGATTTCGCTGGCAACTTCGAGGATCTCATGCGCCAGGCGATCATCAATTCCCTGAAGTATAAGTACCTGGAAGCACCCCTGAATGATTTCTATGCCCAGTTCGCAGCAGCAGCAGAATCCAATGGTGAATTAACCTCCGGAGAGATTGAACAACTCAATGCGCTCTTCAAGGGCATCATTCAAACAACGCAACAACAATTTGATCAGCTGCAGCAGATATCCGGACTGAACCTTGGAGGTCTTAACGGCGGCCAGGCTAACAATCTTACAGGGGCTATACAAAGTATGTCCCAGCAATCGGCAGACCTTATTGCTGGCCAGTTCGGTGGGCTGAGATTAACGGCCCTTGATATTCTGAATGTATCGAGAAGCTCACTGGAAGTTCACCAGATGATCCAGGCTAATACCGGCCTCACAGCTTCCCGTATGTTGCTGCTACTGGAAAAGTTTGATCGGTATGAGAACGGAACCCGTCGCCTGAAAGTGGAGGTGATATAAATATTATACTATGGCAGATTTAAGCGGATACTTCTTTATGGACGGCATGGACTTGTGGGTGAATTTCGGTCTGGTGATTGAGCGGGGGAGTGCTGACTTTCTTCGTTACCCGCCGAAGAAGGAAAGCATCACACATGACTGGCTGGACAGTAACGGCGTTGATGTGGATCTCTCCCGCATCTTCTTCCAGGAACGGCAGGTGACACTCGCCTGCGGTATTATTGCTGACAGCGAGGAAGACTTCTGGCTAAGGCATGACAGTTTTATCGCTACCCTTACGCAGCCAGGCCTGCGCCGGCTAATGTTCAAGTCCCATGGAGACCGGCAGTACTTTGTGTATTACAAAGACTGCAGCAATTACACACAGATCAAAGCACTCAAAGGCCAGGAGGCTTCCATTTTAGGGCCCAACAAAGTGGCCGCCAAGTTCTCGCTCATCATCGAGGAGCCTAATCCATTTGTGGACAGTACACTCACAGTTATTGTTGACGAAGACGGGAGGTACCTGACAACATGAACACGATCGATATATACCGTTCCGGCAGCTTATTGGTTACCATCAAACCGGATGGCAGCAGTAACCAGTCAAAGAAGATCATGGGAGAAAATGTCCTGAACATCTCCTTTGATGATTCTCGCTTTATTCAGTTTGCGATTAACGACTACTGTACTGTTTTTGGTGAAAAATACATTCTTACCAAACTGCCAGGATATACAAAGCTTTCCCGGTTCCTTCACCGGTACAGTCTTATCCTGGTAGCTGAAGGCATGGAACTGGCAAAAACACAATGCCTGTTCCTCGGTGCAGGTAACACGCTTACGGAAGCTGACTTTTCACTTATGGGAACAGCGGATCAGTTTATCGACCTGGTGCTGCAGAACGCAAATAGAACCGGTTCCGGATGGACAAAAGGACAGGTAATTGATGGAGGATATAAGAACCTTACTTTTTCAAAGGATAACTGCTATAATGCCCTTGGTAAGATCGCGGAAGCTTTTGAGACGGAATTCTGGATAGTGGGCAAAACAATCCATCTCACCAAGAGAAGCAATGATACCGGGTATGCTTTTAAACATGGCCGCAATAATGGCCTGTATGAGATCAACCGGACCAATCTGAACGACAGCGATATCGTTACCAGGTTGTATGTTTTTGGTGCGGATAAGAACCTGCCCCCCAATTATAATGGTACAAGGCTCCGCCTACCCGGTTATTACCCTTATACCATTACTAACCTGACCTGCTATCAGTACGACCTGGTTGGTAGTGACAGGTGGTTTTATTTAAGCTACAGCCCGGTTACGTCTACAGGCGTAACGGATATCAATATCGAATATCGGCTGCACGGTACAACGACCGTGCTGGGAACGATCGTTGCCGGTAATACAGTGGGTGCCACTTTCTTTCTGCCAGAAGGCGATTATGATTTCCGCTTTATAACGATTGGCGGCGTTGGCCATGGCCAGGCCACCAGCTGGGTGAACATCAACTCGGTTTTCACTGATCCTCTCTTCGCCGGCGGCTACCAGCCATACCTGGAGCAAAACGTAAGCAAGTATGGTGTGATTGAGTATACAGAAATATTTGACGACATTTTCCCGTCCCGTACAGGTAAAGTAACTTCTGTCAATGCTTCCGATCCATTTAGGTTCTACGATACCAGTATTGACTTTGATATCAACGGCCAGCTGCTGCCTGGTGTCACGCCAAAGGTTGTTTTTAACACCGGCCAGCTCGCAGGTTACCAGTTTGATATAAGCAGGTTTGATAATGGCACTAAAGAGATCACTATACTGCAGAATAAGGATGAGCGGAGTATTATTGTACCCAGCGTTGATCTGCGGCCGGCCATAGGTGATGAATATATCCTTATTGACCTGGTACTACCTCAGACATATATAGAAGCTGCAGAGATCAGGTTGCGTGATAAAGCGCAGGCGCTGCTGGACCAGCTCAGCCAGCCACAACTCAGCTATACCATGATCATAGATCCGGTATTTATGAAAAGGTATAACCGGTCCTTGCAGATCGGGGACATGATCTGGATGATCGACCTGCAGTTGGAGCTGCAGCGGAAGATCCGCGTTACAGCAACCAGTCGGAATATCAACAATGAATATTCTTACCAGGTAGAGCTTTCTGACGTTATATCGCCAGGAACAATAAGCCTGATCATTAACGCACAGCAGACTTCATCTCAGGATATCCAGGGTATCAATCAGCTCCTGACCAACTACAGCATCTTTAACAACAAAGTGATCGGCGATCTACTCGTAAAGCAGGGATCTATCATTATAGAGATGCTACCAACTACCAACACAATAACAGGGTTTTCAGAGATTTTGGTAGAAAATGCTACAGGAAAACTCTTCCGTAAGATTTAATAAAGCAGAGAAACGCGATCCTGCCTTATCTCAAAGGCTGTTCATAGGCAGCCTTTATAGTTTGCACCGTGCCGAATACAGTAAGGATACCGGAGTTGCCTTCACGTACTGCAGGGCTTGATCTTTCCTTTTCTGATCTCCTGCCTATTTACATCGCTTCGGAGAATAAGACAAGGAGGGTAGACCTGCAATCGCTGTACACCTTCTTTCAATCAGGTGGCGTTGGCGGTTCTCATGCGCCGGTAGAATATGGCGGTATGATGATCTACCGGGTTCCTGATGATATCCCTGAAGGGACGACTACAGTTTCAATCCCCTCCCTTGCTGGTAAGGACTTCTTTCTTCGGCGCGGTGGCTTGCCATTGATACCACAAACGAATCCATCAAGGCCTGATGCACAGTTTGAAATTCAGAACGCCGGCGGATTTGCTTTGGTCCAGGATGGAGACCAGTTGAATCCTGGTGAGCTCTTTGAACTGTTTATATTCTCGCTCATTGCACAGAGCCCTGGTCCTGCTCCCAGCACTTCTTCCGGGGCATTCATAAAAGGAAGGAAAACGATATCCACCAATACAGTGCTGGATGTAGAACAAGACCTTAATAAACTGATCCAGGCAAGGGCTGGAGTAAATGCAATAACGGTGACGCTTCCAAACGTGGATGATGTACCGGAGAACACCTTTATTCCTATTGAGACAAACATCAATAACACAAAGCCGCTTACAGTTACTACCACCGGTGGACAGTTTATTTATTTCAAGAACACAAGTAAAACGACTGTCTACATGCACCCTGGTGAGGTCCTTTGGTTGTTCAGGGATGATGACGGATGGTATGTGACCAGTGATTTTTACCAGGTGTACCGGCAAATAGGTAAACCTTATGCAGTATATAATATCGATGTAGAGGATAACGAAATATTATGCATGGGACAATTGGTTAACCGGGCCGACTATCCTCGACTTTGGGAGTACGCATTGCGGCAGGGGGCATCCCTTGTAACTGACGAGGTTTGGAATACAGAATCAGTGGTTATTGAAGGCCGGACAGAGCCTTTTCCTTACATAGGTTGCTTCAGCACCGGTGACGGTTCTACAACATTCCGGTTGCCTAATCTGATGAATGTTGCACTCCGAGGATTAAAATCTACCTCAGGCGCTGATCCCGAAAGATACCTGAATAAATCAGGTGGAAGACAGAAGAACCAAAACCTGAAACATGGTCACTTTACCATTTCTGATGAATCTACAAGCGGAGATGTTGCTGGTGTAAGTGATACAAAGTCTACGGCGAAGAGTAATGAGTTAAATAATAATCCATCATACCGTTTAAAAGGAAGCCCAATTGTTCCGGGACTCGGGCCTAGCAGCGAAAGTGGTGGAACGGAAGCGAGGATGGACAATGTGGGTATCCTATGGGCTATGAAATATTAAAATGAAAAGGATGAAAAAAATATTGTTGGTTTTCCTTGCCGCTTTATGTGGCCTGGTTGCTCCTGCGCAGAAGTACCAGGAGAACGGAACTCCAATGGACTTTAAAAACGGGCTGAGGGTAGGAAAAAATCTCCGTGTTCCGTCAGATACATTAGCATCTGCTGATAGCAATTCTATTGCAGCTAAGAGTGGTACTATTTTTATTAAAGATGGTAGTGGTTATTGGAGAAAAATAATCGGTAGTTCAACTGATAGTTTCGACACAACCTATCAGCTAATATTCTCCAGCCTTGTATTTGATCACTACTTAGTTTACGCGTATACCGATTCCTCGACTGGCTATCACTACTACAACGATTCAATTGCACTTAAAGGGCAATCGGATATAGCTGATAATAAGTTTTTGGGTCAGAAGGATGGAGCTGTTGGTTTCCACCCCATGTATTTGCAAACCGTTCTGGATGCCGGTGGCGGGATTAATCGGCGAAACTGGTTAAACTTCAATGGATACAAATTTAATTGGGATTCCATAGGCGGGTTTCATTTGGCGGTTAAAGCATTTATGGATACTGCTTTTTCAATAATCCGTGGCGGCGGCTTAAATCTGCTAACTGTTCGGAACTCCGATGGGTATACTGTCGTACACAACTTTACAACGAATTCTGGGAATGTAAATATCAATAACGCGACCGGGATGACTATAAGTAATAGTTATCTGCGGATGGGTTCGGGATCGAGAATAGTATCAGAAAATGGGCCACTCGTTATTGAACGCTCCCGAATCCCAGGAAGTGGAGGTGGATTGCAGGGGCTGATAATAACAAATGATACGCTTGGTTTACCGGGCACTGCGGATTCATCGACATTGTCGCTATTAGAAATACAATTCAGAAATTATAATAACAATTTGCGGGACCCGAAGGTGAAGATATTTGCCGATGGGTCAATTTGGATTCCATACACTCCTTATATAAGTGCGGCGTCCGTCGATTCTTTATTGGCAATAAAGAATGGGAAATTAGTGAAGGTGTTGAAGTCTGATATCGGCGGAGGTGGTGGCGGCGCTGTGAACTCTGTATTTGGCCGCACTGGTGATGTAGTGGCAGCTTCAGGGGATTATACTTGGGCGCAGATTAATAAAACATCTTCCTCTCTGGCTGATATCGCTACCAGAAATTGGTCTGATCTGCAGAACAAGCCAACAACGCTTGCTACGATTGGCATCACGGATGCTCAGCCGTTGGACGGGGACCTGACATCTATTTCGGCGATCTCATCTAATGGCATTCCCAAACGGACAGGAGCCAATACATGGAGCATTGCAACTGCTGGCACTGATTATGCTCTTCCATTGACTACACCTGACAACATGGTATCTGTGACCCCTTCCACCAGTGCCATCTCCTTGAAGAATACCTTTAATGCCCTGACTTCAGGAACTTCAATAACCGTAGACCTATCACTTGGCCCTAATTATAGTTTATCACTTGCTCACAATGCTGCAATCACTTTCACGAATGCACAGGCTGGCAACTGGTTTCAAATTTGGGTAACACAGACTGCTGGTGGCAATACTCTTACAATAGCTGGACAACCCGTTTCTATAAATAGCACTGCATCGTCTCTATCATGGGTAAGCGGTGTATATAATGGCTCTGCCTGGGTGATCGGAAAGAATGTGGCAGACCCCGTTAACCTGGCAAGCAGCAGCGCGATAACAGGTGTGCTACCTTATACCAACGGCGGTATAGGATTATCATCACTTGGTACAGCTAATCAGATGTTGCGCGTCAACAGTGGTGGCACATCCCTGGAGTACTTTACTCCATCTTACTTAACCGGAAATCAAAGCATATCCTTCACACCGAATGCAGGTGGAGATATTACCGGATCTGCTTCTGGCACAACAAGCCTCACACCTAATCTCACGATTGGCAATGACAAAGTCACCTATGCCAAGATGCAGAATGTATCTAATACAAACAGAATCATGGGTCGTATTACTGCAGGTGCAGGTGATATGGAAGAGTTGACCAGTACACAAGCAACAAGTTTATTGGACGTGTTTACTTCCCTGCTGAAAGGTTTAGTTCCTCCTTCTGGTGGAGGTACGACAAACTTCCTTAGGGCAGACGGATCTTTTGCCAATCCTCATTCAGGTGATGAAGTTGGTATTTATACACCAACTCTTACATGGGTCAATGGCGGCAACTCAGCTACAGCGGCTGGGTTCAAATATTCTGCCAGTGGGGATGCAGTAAAAATCGTTAAGATATCGGGTAGGGTTAATGTGAATTCCGCAACTGATGCTACCGATAATTTATGGCAGCTAAGAGTAAGCCTGCCATCTGGGCTTACCGAAACATTCGGTACCGTTAATTCAGTTACTGGAATAGTATCAGTTAGCCTCACCGATGGCAGCTATGTACCCGCAGTCAATGCAGGAGCATTAACAGCAGGATTCTGTACGGCAGATATTACCAATAATGAAATACTACTCAATTTCAAAGAGCCAACAAATGATGGGTTCTTTTCAGTATGGGTGGAATGCACCTACGTGATAACAAATGATTAAGCAATTATGAGGATCTTCTTATTGATAACATTGATGATATTATTATTTGGATGTGTGAAGCCAAAACAGAACGATTCAGTTTGTTGGGAATGCACCTACCTTATCAATGATAAGGATATGGGTGCTTATGCATGCGGAAAGCTTCCAGACATACCGGTAAATGCCATTAATATCCATTGTAAACAAGTTTCCAAGCCAATTCAATGAGACTGCTACCCATCATATTATTTTTATCAGTGCAATCAAATGCACAGCCTTTCCTTTTAATTGGTAAAACTCCGGTGAAGTCCGTTGCTCCACCGGTTACTTACCTGGACAGTGCTCAATTCGCATTTTCATTGAGCCAAGATGTTGCGGGATATACCATGTTAAAAGGCAATCCTAACCTGGCTGTTTTCTCTGCAACAGGATCATACGGCATAAGCGTGACTTCGGTTGCTACAAACAAGTGGACTTCTGGTCTTTCTGGCGGTAGTGATAATGGGGGCCAGACCGGGGCTATAAGCAATAAGTACTGGTTTGGACAACTACCTGTAGGAACGATTGCGGATTCTAACATGGTTGTATATGGGTTGGTACCGGGTGCTGGATACGCATTAGGGTTCTTTGCTTCCAGGGATGCCAGCGCGGTCGGCGCTGCGCAACGATATTGTTCCTACATTATCCGGGATGCGAACGGAGATACAACGATTTTAGATTACAATATCAAAGGCAATGTAAACACATTCGTTTCTGGCGGTGTAAGAACTGCTGACGCGAATGGCCGAATTCAAATTCGTTGCAACCCACGGTCGCCGACTGACGCTATACACAATTTCGCTTACATAGGAATTTTAACTGTTAAACGATATCCAAGATAAAATGAAACGCGCACTACTTTTATTGACTGTATTGATCTCCATTGCTGCTTCCGCGCAGACGAAGCTGGAAAAGATCTTTGTGAAGTTTAAGGAGGATAGGCTCGATCTTTCACAGCCTGCATTGTTATATAAACCTTCCGGGTATGATCCTACGAAGAAATATCCAATAATGATATTTGGGCACGGGGCTGGCGAAGGCTACACCGGCCAACCAGGAGATGTGGAAAGCGTAAACAAGGACGGACGTGTACTTTCCAGGATATACAACAACTTAAATTCTGGCGGGCCGATGTATTTTATAGAGAATACGGCTTGGCCGGATAGCTTCCGTGTGGGTGGTAGTGGGCCGTGGGAAAAAATGTTTTTTCTCGCCATTCAGGCACCAGCCTGGTCCTTGAATGCCCAACAGACAGACGTGGCTATTAAGTATCTTTTACAGACTTACCCTTTTTTGGACAAGGACAGGATTTATTTAACAGGCTTGAGTGCTGGTGCGGAAATGGTGGTAAACTATGCCGGTAGAACTATCCAGAACGGCAATCCTTATTCGGAATGGACTCCTCTATATTTCAAACCGGCCGCAATTATACCCGCATCGCAAGCTAATGGATCGGCACAAATAAAAGCACAGCGAGCTGTTGAGGATTCTATTCATGCGTGGGGATTTGGGCAGGACCCGGAAGACATACATGGAGCTGCAACTAAGGCGCAGATGGCATTTATGGAAGCTGCTAAAGCAGGATTCGGAAGATGGACAGATTATGTTGGGTCTATAGTGCATTGCTGCTGGAATACCATATACACACCTTCTTATAAGGAGACTATCAACGGCCAAAGCATGAACATCTACGAGTGGGCGCTGCAGTATTCCAGGGCTACGCCGACAACGCCGACAATTACTATTCCTTCCAATCAACTCAGCCAAACGATTACGCTGCCGACAAATTCTGCAACGATAAATGCAACATATACCTTGGGGTCTGGTACATTGTCATCCAAAACCTGGACAAAGCAAAGCGGCCCATCATCCGGTTTTACTATCGGCTCACCGAATAGCGAGAATTGCACGTTCACCTTCACTGCGCCGGGCACGTTTGTTTTCCGATTCACTGTTGTGACAAGTACGGCTACAACTTACCGCGATGTAACTATAGTGGTGAATGATCCGTTGCCAACAGCCACAGTGAATAGCCCATCCATTACCCTACCAACCACTACGGCGGCGCTGACATCGACAGGAACAAGTAACTACAGTTTTACCCGTGAATGGTCCCCTTTAAAGAAAGTCGGACAGGCGCCGGTATCAGTACTGATAAATGGAGCTTCAACGGCAACCGGCTCAGGCCTCGGTAGTCCAGCGAATTCGTTCGTGAATAAGCTGGCCAGCTTCTGGACCAAGTACAACATCGCAACGGTAACGAATAAAGCGGTAGGCGGTGCAGATATTTTCGACGTAAATATTACCAGCGATTTAAATACCGGGTGTAAGATATGGATAGGCAACTTCCCTTCCAATGCCTTCACAACAGCGGACGGCTATTCAATCACACAGATTTGCCAACAGTTTCAAAAAATAAAGGATAGCTGTGATGCAAGAGGCGTATTGTTTTATATTACCGGTACACAGCCACGTGGGGATTTCGGGGATGCCGATCAGTTGCGATTGAAGGTAATTAACGACTCGCTGAAACTTCGTTTTCCAAATAACATTATTGATATCTGGACTGCAGTAGCTGGTTCGGATAACCGGTATAAGCCGGAATATATCATTGAGACAGACCCGATACACGGCAATGAAGCTATGCACAGCCGGTTGTTTGAATTGATCGTTGCAAAGAATATCACACGTACTTTTGTAACAGGTGCAGGAACGATCAGCACACCGACTTCCGCTAATACAAACGTAACAGGCCTATCAGCTGCCGGTACTTATTATTACCAACACGCCATCGTCGATCAGCGAGGTTATGCTGCTTACGCCGTAAGCACCGTAACTGTGAATGCAGCATCGGCGGTACCGCCAACCGTAAATGCAGGAAGCAGCCAAACTATTACGCTTCCTACTGCCCAGGTAACGCTTACGGGCTCCGCTACACCTGCAGGCGGGAAAACAATTGCCTCGTACTTCTGGGAGTTAGAAATGGGGGTAGGTTCCTACGAAATAGTTTCACCCAATTCCGCGACCACAGTTGTAAGAAGCCTTACAGCGGGTACTTACACGTTCCGTCTCCGGGCAACCGACAATACCGGAGTGGTTGGTCAAAACACTGTCCATGTGACGGTGAATCCAAATCCTTCGCCTGGTGGAGATCCGTACCCGGTTATGTTTGGAACGACAGAGTATGGAGCATATCCGATGTATTACTACCCTGGCCAAGATTCCACGAAGGTTCTGGTATACTACTTTAACGATGCTTCCAAAAAAGTCGAAGCAGCACCGATCAATCTCGGTGGTAAGAATGCTAAGTATGTAGCTGCGGGTTTTGCGGCACATATCGGTACAGGCAATTTTGCTTATGTGTTGGACGAGGACGGCTACTTGTGGAGGAACCGTCGAATACCTACCAACCAGGCAGATCGAATTGATACCGATACTACCGGCGCTTCTTTCTCGGGAAACGAAAAAGTATGGGTGCACATGAGTACGTTTATTACGCTGAAAGCGGACGGGTCACTGTATTATGGAGGCAAGGACGACTATAATTTATATGCCGGCAATAATGCCATTCTGCAGCCGATTAAATTCGGGATGACTGATACTGTATATACCGATGTTTCCGTTGGCCGTAGCATACTCGCTATTACCAGCAGTGGAACGGTGCACGAGTGGAACCAGAACGGAAGCCTTACACCTACGATCAGAACATTCCCTCGGCCAGTGGTCGGTATTTATTCAAGCTATTTCGACGTGAAGATAGCTCTGGTGCCGGATGCAACAGGCTCCCAAACGATGGGTTATCCTTATGTATGGGGTAATGCCTACCAATACTGGGGAGGCACACAAGCCTATACTACGCCTACCTCTATTAAATCGCTGTGGCAGCTTACACAACCGATAAAAAAAATAAAAGGAATTCAAAATGCGATCTATTACATCGACAGTACTGCACGCCTCTTTGCCATCGGCGATAACGTGCAGGGGGAGCTGGGTAACGGATCAGAATGGGTGAATCATGCTGAAACAAATCCAAAGCCGTACGATTGGGATTGGGGCACTGGCAGAGCATTGTCTGGTGCACCGCCACAGGAGATCATGCCTGGATCGGGAATTAAATGGAAAGACATCTTCACTTCCTCGAATCTTCAATTCTATGTATGGGCTATAGATTCGACGAATAATCCATATTTCTGGGGGCGTGACAAAAGTTTGGTGGGTTGGAGTGGCAAGCAAAGCAACCAAGAACAGCTTTATCCGAATGCCATGGACCAGCTTACGCCGCAGCTCAGAAATCCAATCGCAGCTACACCGGTAGTCTCAGTGCCATTTGCGATATATACACTTACCGCTGGCAAAGACACTACAATATCTAACTCATCCTACACAGTTAACGCAATCGGTACACCTTCGACCGGTTACAGTATTGCAGGCTGGGAATGGGTGTGGAAAGTAAATCCTGGGGAGGCTACAATTGCGAACCCGGCCGGCCAAACCACGCAGATCACCAATCTTAAGCCAGGAACCTATACGCTTACTGTAACAATGACGGATAATAATACCGCTACGATCAGTGACGATATCACGATCACAGTACTTGCCGGTTCTGTTAATCAGCCTCCGGTGCCAGTGCCTGGACTCAGCAGAGAAATATCTGCCCAAGTTGCGCAGATCGTGTTAGACGGTTCACAAAGCACAGACGATGGTTTCATTAAGATCTATCAGTGGAGGCAGACCGGAGGCCCAACCTGCGTTATCACGAATCCGCTAGCCGCTCAGACATCCGTAACAGGCATGACTACGGTTGGTTCGTATGTGTTTGAGCTTTCGGTGACAGATAATGATGATGTGGTAAGAACAGCAACAGTTACAATATCCGTAATACCGTTCATCGGTGGGCCGAAACCGGTGATTGAGGTGCCTAATACCGGTGTGAATATTTATAACCGTCCGAAAATAAAGATCAGTGTGGTGATCGAACAATAACGCTTAAAACAAATGAAAGCAATGGACAACCATAGCAACATCGAACAATCTAACGGCCTCGCTTTACTGACAGTTGTTCTATACATATTTGCCTCCCTGTCGCTAAAGGATTGGGCTACGATCCTCGCTATGGGGGCGGCTATTACCACGATCGCTGTTAACATTCGAAATCTATCAAAGAAAAAATAATCATCATGAAATATTATCTATTACTATGGCTTGCGGTACTGCTTGGACAATTCTTTGTTTCCACTATCACTGTGTGGATCGACCAAAGAAATAATCCAAAGATTGACTATATGCAAGCATTGAAAGTTTACTATCGTAAAGAGGTGGGTACCTACCTGGTTATCTTCTCTTTTACGCTACTGCTGACATTTATTTTATCGGACTGGATGGATCTTTCGGCAACCAGGCAGGAGCTAATGACGATTGCAGAGCGGAACAAATTCGAAGAAGCGCAGATAAGGTTTCGGACTTATGCGACCTGCTACGGCGTGTTTGCGCAATTAATCGCACTATTTTTCTTTAAAGGCGGCCGTAATGCTGTAAAACAATTCGGCCAGGACAAAGGCATCGATTTAAACTAACTATTATGACCAGAACAGAATTAAACAGATTGGCCTATGTATGGTTCGCTGCGGTGGTGGCGATAGCTATGCTGCTGCTTTCTTCCTGCAATGTGTTGAAACAAAAACAAAGCAAGAAAGCTGACCTGGTGCAAAATGATACGACGTCTGTAAAGACAGGGTATACCAATGTTAAAACAGAAGCAGGAAGCAGCAAGGAAGATTCCCGGTATGAAAAGGAAACAACGATCACACCGACTATCATCCGTGACACCATTGCTAATACGGTGAAGGTATATCCAACAACCTATATCCGGGAAAAGGGAGAAGCTCAGAGGGAATTTATATACCTCAACAGCGATAGTACCCGGTTTGAGAAATTGGAACAGGCGTTATCCACGCTCACGCTGGCCATGGCTGAGCAATATAAATACAAGAAGAGCGTCACGCCGTGGTATGTGTGGGTGGCATTAGCATGGGCTGCATTATGTAGCGTAGCTATTGTCTACTTGATAATAAGAAAATAAATGGTTCACATGAAAGAAGCATCTGGCTGGTAATAAAAAAAATTAAAATGGCAGATATAAAGAAATTAGCTCCTATAATCCTGAAATGGGAAGGTGGCTTTGTCAACGATCCGTTGGATGCAGGCGGCGCTACCAATATGGGTGTAACGATTGCTACCTGGCGGCAAGTGGGATATGACAAGGACGGTGACGGCGATATCGATATGCAAGACATGAAGCTGCTGACGAAAGCAGACTTTGAAAAAGTACTACGCATCTACTGGAACCGGTGGAAAGCCGATCAGATCAATAATCAATCCCTGGCAAATCTGCTGGTGGATTGGGTATGGGGTAGTGGGACATGGGGAATTAAAACCCCCCAGCAAATACTTGGTCTGAAACAGGATGGGATTGTTGGTCCAGCAACGTTGAAGGCAGTAAACGGTGCAGATCAAAATAAACTATTTGCGCAGATCTATGCGGCCCGGATCAATTTCCTGGAAGGAATCGTAACACGACGGCCATCGCAGAAGCGATTTATTAAGGGCTGGAAAAACAGGCTTGCAGATTTTAAATACTATAATTAAATAAAATGATTATGTGGAGAGAGGTAAAAGGTTTTGAAGGTTTATATCAAATATCAATAAATGGAGAAGTCAGAAGCTCTGGAAAACTTCGGAAAATCAGAAATCATGTGCAATATTATCCTCCCAAAATATTAAAGCAATCCCTATCAAATAAAGGGTATAAAACTGTGTCACTTTGGAAAGACGGGGTTAAAAAAAACTATTGGTATACATAGGATTATTGCAGATTCCTTTATCCCAAATATCGAATCACTTTCTCAGGTAAATCATAAAAATGGGATTAAGACTGACAATCGTATTGATAATTTAGAATGGATTTCGCCATCGGGGAATGCTTTGCATGCTATAAGCATAGGGCTAAGGAGGTTTCCAAGAAAATCACAACAATAGTTAACTCCAAGTAACGGTTTTCTCATAAGCAGTTTTGGTTCGCCCTGGAGTGTCTACTCCGGGGCTTTTATTTCCAATTATTTCTATGCCCTAAATGAGTTTGCAGTATTTTTTCTGCAAAGTCAATTTCTGTTTGAATAAATTGATCTGTATAAGCTGGCCTATCTTTTAGGTAGGAGATCATCTTTCGATATTGGGTAACAAGTTCCTCATAGGTGATCTTATTAACTTCTGTAGTTTCGGGGAATAGCTTTTTAATGTCCATCCCGCAATCTACTTCAGATGGGTAGGCTGTTTAAAGGGGAAAAATCCGGTATTTTTTATACCATTCATCCCAAATCGAGACACTTGTATAACAATTGGCACTATATTGCGTTATATAATAAAGAAGGCCATCCTCGTTTTAGCAGTTGAGTGATGGCCTTTGTTTTGCCGGTTAAGGATACCGGTACCTGATTACCTGTTAGGCATTCTAAGGATACATGATCCTTACTAACCTCATTTCTTACCAATGGTGATCAAATCTAAGCAGCCTGACCAAGCTTTTTAGGCTCAGTCTGAGTGATGGATTTAATCAGCCTAATTAGAGCGATCTTTTTACAAAGGTCTCTCATTTGTTATAACATTTAGATTCTGAAAACGGCACTTCATGGCGGCACAGGTTGCCAGTCGTGTAGAAACACAACAAAAAAGCCCGGTTTCGAACCCGGGCTAAAAGTTTACTGTAAAACACAAAGGGATAGGTGAATGGCGTGTTTTCAGGAATGCTAAAAGTATAACGTTTGCAAAGGTAGAGAAATGAAATTAAAGATGTATAGTAAAACTACTCCGAACTCCTTGTAGTGTTTTTACTATAAAGCGATAAAAGCAGTTTCGGGCGAGGAATATTAATTATTTGGCAGATTGGATAAATATATATTATATTTATCCCGGTTTTCACTCCTTAATTTAATTCAACGCCTCAGTGATTCAGACTGGGGCGTTCCTGTTCAAAGAACTTACCCAAATTTAAGTATTCTTTATCAACCACCACCAAATGTTTATATAAAACATTGAAGTTTTTCATAAGGGGTTGTGCGTAAGTAATCAATAACTAGAATAATGATTCATAATATATAAATAAAGAAAGATGTGGGATAGGGATAATATTGATTTTCTGCTATTTAAGTTGGTTGAAGCCCAGGAAAAACTCACAGTGATTAAAAACGAAGTACTGGAGCTGCGATCTGCCATCCACCGGCACACGTTGCGCAATAAAAACACTCTTACCAGTAGGGACCAATATATCTATGTGCAGCATATCCTGGGAGATTCCTTCGAAAGCCTGGCAGCAGAATATAAGCTATCTCCCTTAACTATCCGAGATATCTGCAGTCGGGAAAAGCTGAAATTAAAAAGAGCCAGCGGGTAATCGCCGACTCCGGCCAAAAGGCCTGTGAACTCACTACAAACAAAGATCCTGGCCACTGTTCATATAGCCGGGAAAAACACTGGAAATTTCCGTTTTTGCACAAAATGCTAAATTGTTTAGTTTTTCGCTACTTTTACTTTCCCTTGAAATATTATACACTATATATCCAATTCCGCGGCAAAGGCATGGCCATGCAGGTTCATCAATATGATACCTTCTACCTGGTAGGGCTGAATGAAGAAAGTGTATTGCAAGATTTTGGCGGATGCTTGCAGTTTGATATCAACGGGAATTATGTGACCGGTACAAAGTCAACGCCGAGGGATGCCGTGGATTTATACCGGGTGATAAGATCAGCGCTAATTGAGCGAAATAAATAACTGGCGGAAGAAAAAGTGCTCGCCATTGCCAGGGCGATTGGTAACAAAATAAAAACCAGGTGACCAATTAAGCAATATCCACAAGGTTTGCCATATCATGTTCGAAGTATTTTATTGTTGAGTGAGTAAGCAACAGTTTAAACAATAAAATATGAAGATTAGAATGAAAACACCGCTTAGTTATTATGGCGGTAAACAGAAGCTGGCAGCTACAATTGTAAAATCAATCCCTCCACATACGTTATACGGCGAACCCTTTATAGGCGGTGCTGCAGTATTCTTTGCAAAAGACCCTTCAGACGTGGAAGTATTGAATGATACCAATAAGGAGTTGATTAACTTTTACCATGTTGCTCAAAACCGGTTTGTGGATCTGGAAGCCATGGTACGAACAACACTACATAGCCGGCGCCTATACGAAGATGCATGCGCCGTGTATTCTCATCCTCATCTTTTTGATGAAGTAAAAAGGGCCTGGGCTGTTTGGGTATTAAGCAGCCAGACTTTCAGCAGCATGCTGGAAGGAACATGGGGTTACGACAAGAAGGGAAACACTACCACGCAAAAGATATCTAATAAAAGGACGTCTTTTACAGAACAGATCGCTATTCGCCTGCAGAATGTGCAACTGGAATGCGCTGATGCATTGTATGTTATTCAGAGTAGGGATACCCCCGACAGTTTCTTTTATGTGGATCCTCCTTATTTCAACAGCAACTGCGGTCATTACAATGGTTACACTGAAGATGATTTTAAGGCGCTTCTGGAGGTCCTCGGCCAGATAAAGGGAAAGTTTCTACTGAGCAGTTATCCTTCGGAATTATTGACAGAAATCGCCAATAGAAGCGGCTGGCATACCAAGTCGGTCCAGCAGGCTGTAAGTGTTAATAAGGGATATGGAAAAAAGAAGGTTGAAGTGTTGACAGCTAACTATCCAATTTAAAAGAAGGGCCCGGACGGACAGATGGGGGTTGCGAACTCTCATCAATCAGAAATGCAGCTTTCGCTGCAAATCCTGTCCGGGCTTTATTGTTGAATAAATAAGCCGGAAGGATTCTGATTGATTATTTTGAGAGTTCGCGGTGCAAATATAGGCAACTGAGATGTATTATTACTATGCTACCATAGCATCCCTAAATACATCATTTTGAATCAACCCTAAGCTCTTCAGATAAATCATCGTTGTATTAAGATCTCTGTGACGAAGCTGGCGCATGATTGCATAGATATCCTTATTGGTTAGGTAATATGCCTTGCAGACGCCCGAGTGTTTCCAGGAATACAAACCTTTCTCAGAATCTATCCCCAAATTTTTGACAATAATATTGTGCCTGGTAGATATATGGTTAGGATTGCAATACCTGGAGCTACACGTTTGCAAACCTTTACCGAATACATAATCTTCAGGGGAATACTTATGTAGTTCCATTTCCTGTAATATTGGCTCCAATCCTATAGGTATAATTACGCTCTCTTGGCTATTGTTTTTTGCACTTTCGCCGGGAATGGTAATGGTCTTATTAAGTAGATCGATGTGCTTTACTTTAATAAATGTTAACTCAGTTCTCCGGATGAAGCAGAAGTACATGAATTGTGTGTAATAGTATAACCTCAGGTCGTGTTCTTCAAAATAGGCCTCCAAATCTTCCTTTTCCTTATCAGTATAGGCATGATTTCGACCAACCGTTTGCGTTTTTCTTTTTACAGACCGGAAGGGGTTCTTTGTGATCCATTCTCTTTCAACAAAGCAATTGAAGAATGTCCGCAGCACTATGAGGTGATCATTGAATGTTCTGCCAGAATATTCTTTAGTTAGCAACAACCAATCCATATACTCTTGAGCCATGGCAGGCGTAAATAAATTAATCCTTCTTGATGACAGTGATTTTGCTTCTGCCCATTCCAGGAGTAGCTTGCAGATATAAGCGTAAGCATACCGTGATTTACTACGGATGGTTTTCTCTTTAATTTTCCGGATGTATTCTACGGCGTCTTTTAAAGAGTAGATTTGAATTATAGCAGTCTTGTCATTTTTGAGAGGGTTCCAGCCGGCAGTCAGCTCTTCTTTTAACAAGCGCCTTAGATCATTTGCTGCCGGCAGACGCTCCTTTAAAGTCTTGCATTCATTGATGCCGGCCTTGTATCTTTTCTGAACCCATTGCTTTTTGGGATCTGGTTCATCGGCATTAAAAAACCGGAACCATACATACCAGTCAACTGACATGTCATGCGATTCCGGTGAGATTTTTGGCTCTGTGTAGTGCTTTGAATTGATGGACAT